ATTTAGAATTGTATCACAATTTTCTGCAATTGAGACAGAAGTTAAATATTGGGAAACTGGAACAACAGTTTTTGCAACAGCAGAAAAAAAATGGTACAAATATAATGGTGCTACATGGGAGCAAAACACAGATTTGCCATCTTTGAACTACACCTTTACAACTAATATAGACAATACAGATTCACCATACTCAATTAGTACGGTAGAACCAATCTGTATTGTAGATACAGGTGCTGGTGATGTGACAATAAATCTTCCAGAAGTAGCTTCAAATTCTGGTCTTAGATATACAATAAAAAATATTGGAACTGGAATTGTTACTGTAGATGGAAATGGTTTGGAAACAATAGATGGTAATGGAACTTTTGATCTTTACGAAGATGAATCGCTAGATATTGTATCTAATGGAAGTGGTTGGTTTATTATTTAGAAAGGAGGGGTGAATGACAGAACTGAGAAAATTAAAACTTCAAGGAACAATAGATTCGAACAACTCTACAAGTACCCCTCTAGGTATAGATGGAGTTTTTACAGGGGTTGCCACAGAAACCCTTGATTATGGAATTATTTATGTAAGTGTTCATTCTGATGTTGGAAGTGCAACAGATGGTTTAAATATTCAGCAAAGTATGGATGGAATTGATTGGCATTTCGGTGATGTTTTTACAATCGTTGATGGTTCTTCAAAAACATTTTCAATTAATCCACATGCAAGATATTATAGAATTGTATATACAAATGGTGGTGTTGCACAAACTCATTTTGAATTGCAAAGTATTTTAAAATCAACTGGAAAACCATCAACACACAGAATACAAGATTCAATTAAAACAGATGATGATGCTGAGTTGGTAAAGTCGGTTATTACTGGTGAAACACCAAATAACGGATTTGTTAATTTTGGTGCAACAAGACAGGGAAACTTCAAGGTTGCAATTCAAGAATATGGTGACACACAATCAATTGATGCATTTGACAGGCTTAGAATTAGCGAACCATTTACAATTTTTGATTCAAAACAGTTGCATGATAAGCAACCTTTATTTTGGGATGAAAGCATTGGTGGAAGTGCAACAAGTGTGCATTTTCCTGTAAACGCATGTACCACAATGTCTGTGACATCAAATGTAAGTGATTTTGTTATTAGGCAAACAAAACAAAGATTTAACTATCAGGCTGGAAAATCTCAATTGATATTATTTACTTTTTCTGGTGATAATCAAACATCTGTTACTAAAAGAATAGGGTTATTTGATGGAACAGGAACTAATAACCTAACACCAAATAATGGAATATTTTTAGAAATTACTGGAACAGGTGTTTCTTGGAATATTGCAAAAGATGGCACAACAACCCAAACGGTAACACAATCTAATTGGAATTATGATAAGCTGGATGGAACTGGAAATAGTGGAATAACTCTTGATTTGAGTGGTAGTCAAATTGCAATTATTGACTTTGAGTGGTTGGGTGTAGGTCGTGTTAGAGTTGGTTTTGTAATTGATGGTATCATTAGATATTGTCATTATTTTAACCATTCAAATGACCCATCATATCCAACAGTTTATATGACAACACCAAACTTACCATTGAGATATTCAATTCAATCAAGTGGGGCAGGAGCAGGTTCATTAGATCACATTTGCTCTACAGTTATGAGTGAGGGTGGTCAGGAACAAACTGGAATTCTTAGGTCTATTAATACTGGAACAACACATCTTGATGCAAATTCTGTTGGAACAACATATGCCCTTCTTGGAATTAGATTGAAATCAGCTTATAAAGATATTACTGTTATACCAGAATTTTTAAATTTAATGACATTGACAGACACACCCTTTTTGTGGTCTTTGCATTTAAACCCAACAATCTCTGGTTCATTTACATATGGTGATATTTCAAATAGTGCTGTTCAAGGTGCTATTGGTGTATCAACTAATACATTGAGTGCTGATGGTCTTATTATTGATAGTGGATATGTCCCATCTGGTTTTAAGGCGAGTGTTGGTGACGACAGAAAACTTATAACATCTTTGAGAATTGGAAGTTCTATAAGTGGTACATTGGATACGTTGGTTTTGTGTGTTGCTCCATTGAGTGCAAACGCAGACATATTGGGAAGTATGACATTTAGAGAAATGTTATAAAAAAATTATTACAAACTATGGAGGAAATACATAATGTATAGAAGTGAAATGAAAAGTTTTGGGAAGCTTGGTACTAGAAAAATTACAAAAACTCAGAAAGCTCCCCTTACATGGAAAATTAGAAATACCTTGACATGGAATTACCTTTGGAATTCCTTTACCTATTATTTGGCAAAATTATTTACAAAAGTCACAGGCATCATTACTTTGACTGGTCAGCTTAAAGCAATTTTGGTTAAGGCAGATGGGACTAGGATTGACTATGGTGTTGTTGGTAGGGGTTTGGTTACAACCGCATGGGTTAACTTCTTGGTTGATAATCTTCAAGCTGAAACAACTGAATTTGGCGATTTGAAGTATCATGACTCTGGTGTTGGTGTAACTGGCGCAACTATTGGTGATACTGACATGGAAACAACTGATGGTGAGGCAAGGGTGACTGGAACACAGACAGAGGGTGCTTCGGCTAATATTTATAAAACTGTTGGAACAATTACCTACACTACAACCAAGGCTATTACTGAACATGGTGTTTTTACTCAGGTAACTGGTGGAACGATGGTTGATCGTCATACGTTCACTGCAATCAATGTTGTAAACACTGATCAGATTGAATTTACTTACGAATATACTGCTAACGCTGGTGGGTAATTTTTAATAAAAAATAACTTTTATAAAGTGCCAACTGAGAAATTCAGTTGGCACTTATCTTTAATTTGACTAAAGGAGAATGTTAACATGATTATTTCCATAGTACATGACCCTCAAAGTCGAACACTAACTATTACACTACCAAATAAAACAATTCAATTAATTTATGCAAACTTGCCTCCCACTTGGGAGCAAGACCCAACATTATATGTGGATTTTGTAAAAAACTATATAAATGGTCAAATTGAAGCAAGAACTAGTAGAAGGGTATGGTTGCAAAGCAAAGATTTAAGTCCAAATTCACCTATGCCATTTACAGATTCGGAAAGATTATGGTATGATGATGTAGCAGATGAAGTAGTTTTTATGGAAGCTGTTTGCACACAAGTTATTTGGGATGTAAATAGAGAAGAATATGTTTTAACAATTCGAAACACAGACCCAAATGTAGCGAGAGTGTAATATGGCAAACATACTTAACTTTTGTGGATTTGAAACAGGAAATCTTCAAGAGGCAGTTTCATCAAGTGGAACTCCAACTTTCTCTACAAGTGTAGTTAAACATGGAACATATTCTCTTATTCTTGAACCTTCTGATGATGTAAATTATTATGTTAATGCACAAAGCCCGTCTACAACATATGACTACATATCTTTTGGTGTATATTGGCAAACTAATGATGCAACGCCAACAGTAGATGGTTCTGTTTTAAGGTTTTATACTGGTGGTAGTGTAGCTGGAACTTTGCGTCTTATGACTAACGGAAAGTTTAGGGTTACAGATTCTGCTTCAACTCAAAGTTCTGATAGTACGCTAACAGTTCAAGATAACACTTGGTATAGGCTTGAATTGAGAGTTTATGCAAATTCCACTTCTGGATTTATTTATCTTTATGTTGATGGAACATTAGAATGCACATTGACTAGTGCTGACACTAGTTCTGGTCTTACTGAGGTTCAACTGAGAAACTCAACTCAAGGACTTTCTACATTTTATTATGATGATTTATATATCTGTGGAACTAATAGCGACCCATCAACAGGTGATCTTTATTATACAAGTAGCTCTCTTGATTGGGAAGTTCCAAGTTATTATCAACCAAGAACAGGTGGAATTAGTCAGGGAACAACACCAGCAGTTGGCTCTATTGCCAACTTGGGTGAAAACCCATTGAATGATAGTAATGAAGCTGAGTGGACAGGTTCTACCGATAGTGCTGATTGGGTTGCTGATGGAACAGGGGCAGGTGCTACAACAGATATTACTGGTACAGTTGTTTTGGCAAAATGGTGGATTCGTGCCAGTCGTGATGGTGGTGGTGGTACAAATCATTATTTGAAGGTTGGTCGTTATGCAAGTTCAACTTATAATTTAACAGCAAATTTAACAACAATTAGCACAAGCACATCAGATTATTATTTTGCAAATATAGGTGGAAATGCACCAACGACAACTTCCGATTCTTTTGCATGGGGTATATTAATATCTGGCGCACAAGACCTTCATGTTTATGAAACTGGTGCTTGGTTTATCCAAACATATTCTGAATCAACTGGAACAACCTATTATCAATCTAATGCTGGTGCTGAAACTGACACAGGTGCTATTTTAAGGAAAATTAAAAAAGCTTTATCTGGTTCTATAACTGATTCTGGAAATATTCTTAGAAAAATATTTAAATCATTAAGTGGCAGTGAAACAGACACTGGTAATTTAATTAAAAAAATTTTTAAATCACTTGCTGGCTCTGAAACTGCAACAGGTATAGTTGCTTCGTCAAAAAGAGCAACGCAACTTTTAGCTGGAAGCGAAACCTCCTCTGGTGACATTTTAAGAAATATACTAAAAACATTAGTTGGTTCTGAAACAGATTCTGGAAGTTTAATTAAAAATATTGCAAAAATATTATCAGGTTCTGAAACGGATGCTGGAAATGTTATTAAAAAAACACTCAAGACTTTATCTGGTTCTGAAACTGATATTGGTGATATTTTAAGAAGCATATTTAAAACATTGGTGGGTTCGGAAACAGGTAGTGGTAATATTTTAAAGAAAACATTCAAATCATTTGTTGGCTCGGAAACTGGTAGTGGAAGCATTTTTAAAAAAATATTAAAAACATTAACGGGTTCAGAAACGGCAAGTGGATTTTTAAATGCTGTATTTCAATCTGGACTTATTCAAAAATTTTTAGATGGCTCTATGGGTTCTAGTGGTGCGTTATCACTAACAACAATGAAAATGTTGTCTGGAAGCTTTGATTCTTCTGGTGTTGTTTCAACATTGAAATCAATGTTTTTATCATTGTTTGGAAGTGAAACGACAAGTGGAACTGTTTCTAAAAATATAAAGAGAATTTTGCTTGGAAGTGAAACATCAACAGGGCAAGTGTCAAAATCTATGTTTAAATTTTTATCAGGTGACATGGGTTCATCTGGTGATATTAGCAAAAAAATAAATATATTTTTGTCTGGTTTAGAAGATTCTTCTGGTGCTTTGTTTCTTTTAATTAAAAAAGCATTTCTTGGAAGCTTTGACTCATCTGGTGTTGTAATCTCAATAAAAAGTATCTTTTATTCATTATCTGGTTCAATGGATTCTTCTGGTGATCTAGTAAAGAATACAATGAAAACCTTATTGGGTTCAATGGATTCTTCTGGTGATGTTCTAAAAAATATAAAGAAAATATTGTCTGGTTTTGAATCTAGCTCTGGCGAAATTATAAAAAAGACATTTAAAAACCTTTTAGGAAGTTTTAATTCCTCTGGAATTTTGAATGCCTTTAGATTGGGAAATGTTTTTTTCCAAAGCAATTCTGGTTCAATGAATAGCTCTGGTGTTTTGTATAAAATGACACAAAAGTTTTTACTTGGAAGTGAAACAAGTAGTGGAAACATTTATAGAATAATTTATAAAACGCTTGGTGGTTTGTTTGACTCGGATGGGTTAGTTAGTAAAAAAATGTATGAGGCTTTGCTTGGAAATCAAACCGACTTTGGTGATATTTTAAAGAAAACAGGTAAAATTTTATCTGGTTCTTTTGATTCATCTGGTGAAATATTCCGAGTTATAAAAAAAATAATTGATGGAACACAATCTTTATCTGGTGATGTTTACAAGAAAACATTTAAAACATTATCTGGAAGCTTAAATTCCTCTGGAATTTTAAGTGCTTTTAAACAAGCAGGTGTATATTATAGAACATTTACTGGCTCTATGGATTCATCTGGTGATATATACAGATCAATAAGTAAAGCACTTTTTGGAGATTCTACATTCTCTGGTAATGTTTCAAAGAAAATGTTTGAATTTCTATTTGCTTCCGAAACAGATTCTGGCGAAATAACCAAAAAGATGTTTGAAAATTTATCTGGTTCTCTATCATCTTCTGGTGATATTTTAAGAAAAATATACAAAAGCATTGTGGGAGATCAGACAGATTCGGGTAGCGTTTCTAAAAAGATATTTGAATATTTATCTGGTCAGTTTAATTCTTCTGGAATTATAACGCCAATTAAATTATCAGCTAAATACTATCAATCGTTATTCGGCTCAATGGATTCATCGGGTGACATATTGAAAGTAGTTTTCAAAACTGTTGCTGGTGATTCTAATTTTAGTGGAACTGTTTCAAAAAAGATGTTTGAACTTTTGAGTGGTTCTATGAATAGCTCTGGATTTTTAAATGCAATCAAAGGTGCTGTAGTTTATTATCAGTTACTTTCTGGTGCAATGGATTCTTCTGGAACTATAGCGAAAACAATTATTAAAACTTTGGTTGGAACTTCCGATTTCAGTGGAGAAATTAAACGCAAAGTATTTAAGGTTGTTTTTGGAGAAGGTGATTTTTCAGGAAATATTGTTAGACAAATTTTCAAATCTCTTTTTGGTGAAATGGATTCTTCTGGAAGTATTTCGTTTTTAAGAAAATATTATATTATTATTTCTGGAATTTTTTCATCAACAGGTGATGTGTTTAAAACAACAAAAAGAACTTTGTTTGGGGAAACGGCATTTGGTGGTACTATTTCCAAAAAAATTTCAAAAATACTTAATGGTATTCAAAATTTTATAGGACTTGTTTACCACTATATGGCTGGTGAACGTCAGTTTGGAACTGCAACCATTTCATTTTATAAAGCACAAGAAGCATTGTTATCAATGACTTCATCAAGTTCCATAGATATGACAATTACAAGATTGACAATTGAAGATGATAGTTTTGTTGATGCAAGTGGTGATTATATTCTTTCAGAGATTACGCTTGAAAAAATTAACAAATCTTCAATGACAATAAACAACAAGCCCAAATAACAATATATATAGAAAAATCATGAAAACAATTGTGGTAAAATTGAATATAAAAGGAGACCAATATGGGCAAAAATAACAACTCTCCTTTGTTTAAAGTTTATTACTCTGACCTTTCAACATTCTCTGCATATACGCTAGAGGATGTTGGAAGGACACCAATTTACGAAGTTTTGCTTATAGTTGAAAAAGATGATGTTCATGGTAGGAAATTGGTATCTGGTGGTGACTATTATGTTTGGGAATCTGAGAATAAAAAATGGTTGTCATGTGATGGTGAAACAAGAAATATGTACATGGCAAGAGAAGGTCTTGAAAAAAGATATTTGATAGGTGCTATGGTAAACCATGAAAAGTGGACAAAGGCTGTAATCATGGCAAGAGAAGACCCTGATTTCAAACTGCAAACTGCATTACACAGATATGAAACCAAAGAGGGGTTTGAATAATGGCACAACCAGTATTTTTTCAAACAGGATTTTGGGGAAGGGAAGATGATGGGAGTGAATCCACTGCAACATTCAAAGGAAGTCAATCTTCAAACTTTAGTCAAGCAGTAGATACAAAATTTAGAGTAAGATTTTTGGTGGATGAACAAAATAGTAAAGCTTGGTCTAATGTTTCATTCAACTTGTATTATCAAATAAATGGTGGGGGATATAGTGCTGTAACTGATACTTCACCAATACAATATACAAGCAGTTTAAATTACACTAGTGGCACAAACACTGTTTCAAGATTGTCTGGTGGTGTTGGTACGTTTCTTTCAGGTAATGCTGGAATGGTACACTCAACCGCAACAGTTACAAACTCAGGTGCTATAAACCAATACTTTGAGGCTGAATATTGTCTTTTAATTGATTCGGCGCAAGTTACAAATGGAGATACAATAAATCTTGAAATTTATTCTGGTGCTACTGCAATGGATTCATATCCATCAGTGCCAACGATAACGGTTTCAGAAACTACAATATATCAACAAAGCAATGCTGGCTCTGAAACAGACTCTGGAACTTTAATCAAAAAAACATCAAAAATTTTATCTGGAATTTCTTCTTTTGTTGGTGATCTTGCAAAAAAAACATATACCATTCTTGATGGTGCATTTTCATCATCTGGAACTCTTGTTGTTTCAAAATTTTTTGCTAGACTTTTTGAAGGTTCTATGAATTCATCTGGAACTGTAAGTTTTAAAATATTAAAACTATTATTGGGAAGCTTTGATTCTTCTGGAAATATTACAAAAACAACTTCTAAAATTCTATCTGGAACATCTGCATTTGTTGGTGATCTATCCAAAAAAATACAAGAATTTTTAGATGGAAACTTTACATCATCTGGAACATTATTTTTAAGAAAATTTTTTAGCAAATTATTATCTGGCTCAATGGATTCATCTGGAATAACAACAAGAGCAATATTCAAACTATTATCTGGAAATGAAACACCAACATCAAATGTTTCTAAAAAAATATTTAAATTTTTAGATGGGGTTTTTAATTCTTCTGGAATTTTGTTATTGAGAAAGTTTTTCAGCCAGTTTAATTCTGGTTCAATGAATTCATCTGGAATTATTATAAAAAAAACAAACAAATTTTTTCTTGGAAGTTATGATTCAAATGGAGTTATAGCAAAGAAGGTTATTAAATTTTTTGATGGCTCTATGGGTTCATCAGGAATTTTAAATGCGCTTAAACTTGCAAGAAAATATTATCAATCATTGACTGGTTCTGAAACTTCAACTGGAAGCATATATCTATTGACAAAGAAAATATTTTTTGGTACAATGGATTCTGTGGGAAGTGTTTTTAAAAAAATATTTGAATTCTTATCTGGTGATATGAGTTCATCTGGTTTATTAAATGCATTGAAGTTGGGCAGTAAATTTTATCAATCTATTTCAGGAAGTATGAATTCTTCGGGAGAGGTTGTAAGAAGAGTTGGAAAAACTTTATTAGGAAGCAGTAATTTTTCTGGTGATATTTTAAAAAGGATTTCAAAAACTCTTGAAGGGCAAATGGATTCTTCTGGAATTATTTCCTATTTTAAAATTTTATTCTTAAACCTTTTCGGAAGTTTTGATTCTAGTGGAAATGTTTACAAGAAAACAAAATTGACAATCTATGGTATTTTGGGTTCTTCTGGAACTGTAAAAAAGAAAACGAGAAAATTTTTCTCTGGATTGTCGGACTTTATTGGAACTGTATTAGAATATCTTGTAATAGATGTATTGCATGGAAAGGCTAAATTAACTATTTATGGAAAGAAGAGATATATGGGAAGAAAAGATATTTTTGACATAGGTGATGCTGTTCGAACTAAAATCGAATTTCGCAATCCAAGTGGAGATTTAGACGACCCAACTACAGTTACATTTAAATATAAAGTAAAAAAAACTGGTACGCCAGTTGTATATGTTTATGGCACTGACGCAGAGGTTGTTAGAGAATCTCAGGGTGTTTATTACTGTGACATTTTAGTTGCCAGTAGTGACCCACATTACGTATCATTTATTGGAGAAGGTGGTTTGGATGCTGTTGAAGAAGATGTATTTTACGTCAACAATTCTTATTTCGAGTAAACTGACCCTTGACAATAAAATCAATTAATGGTAGAATCTTTTTAGATTTGAATAAAAGATTATCCAAAGGTTTATTATTTATATTATTAACTTTTATTTCTTTGGAGAAGTCTTTTACAAAAATGTTGTGGACTGTTTCGTGGTTTCATAGAACTGCCTATATTTAGAGGACAATTATGAAAATGTTTGTAATGTTTTGTGGTATATAGGTAGGGGATGATCTTAGAAAGTTTTAAAATTTTGTAAGGCGTGTGAGCGTAGAAACCACTTGGTAAAAAAAGATAACCATTCTTATTTCATTAAGGAGAAAAAATGGAAGATCATATTTTTAATGCTTGCTATCAACGATACCTGCAAGGTGGTAGGGGTTTTTGGGAAGAGTTAGCAAGCGAATTTGGATATGAAAATGGAGAAACTCTAAGACAAGTTTTCAAAGCCGAAAGAAAAAGAAGGGGAATCCCACCAAAGGGGTTTGTGGCAAAAACACATAAAAATGTTGGTGGAAAATTAGAGCCATTTAATTATGTAAACAAAAGAGAACAAACCATGTCTGGTTCTAGTGGAGAATCAAGTATTGTATTTAATTTTCCAGAAGATGAAGCAGATGTTTTGAAAGAAATTTTTATGGAAAGGGCAAAATCTCCAAGGCGTTTAGTTGAAATGCATGGGTTCGACCCTGATCTATGGGAAGTAAAATGGGCAAAGTCAAATGGTTGGAATATGCCATCTGGTGGTGGAAATATTATTGTATGTTATCAGTCAAAGATTTCATTACAACCAAAGGGTTTAAATGGTATTACAACCGAGGATATTGACAGATATTTTGATACCAAAAAAGCACCCAAACCAAGAAAGCATTTGGTTAATAACTTTTCAAAAAATGGTTACATTTTAGAAGTTAATTTAGCAGATGTTCATTTTGGGAAGGTAGGTATTAAGGGTACTGATGGTGATGATGGAACATATGGCAACCTCTTGTTTGCTGTTGAAAATTTAATAGAAAAAGTTGATCAGTATGGATTTGAAAAAATTGTAATAACTGGTCTTGGTGATATTTTTCATTTTGATACCAAGAAAAGAACAACTACAGGTGGAACATTTGTTACAACAAATGGAAAAACACCACAACAGAACTTTGATGAAGCTCTTGATGCATTTATTGAAATTATAAATCAGTTTGCTGATTTAGCACCAGTTGAATATATTCACGTTGCAGGAAATCATGATAGTTTAACATCTTATTATTTTGCAAAAGCTCTTGAGTTGAATTTCAAAAGTGATGAAAATGTAAAAATAGATGTTGATCACTCTCCAAGAAAATTTAGAATGTTTGGTAATTCTTTAGTTGGATGGATACATGGTGATGTGAACAAGGGAAGAATGCTGTCTAATTTTTTGCAAATTGAGGCAAGAGAGTTTTGGGGAAAGGCAAAATATGCCGAGATACATAGTGGGCATATTCATCACCAACAAACAGTTGAAACTGGTGGTCTCGTTTGGAGAAGTTTACCAACAATTAGTGAGCCTGACGAATGGCATGATGAAAATCTTTTTATTGGAAATCAACGTGCAGTAGTTTCATTTATGTGGACAAAAGACCAAGGATTATCTCAAATTATTTTTAGCCCTATTTATTGGGAGTAGTTATGAACAGAACAAGAGACCAAAGAAGAATGTATCTTGAGAAAAAAAAGAAACAAGCAAAAAGAAGGCTTGAGCGTTGGTCTAAAGGTCTTGATGTTTCAGAACCAAACCCAACATCAATTGGAAGGGTTGCCAGAACACCAGCACAATGTAGCGAATATTGTTGTGGAAATCCTAGAAATCATTATGGTAATGGTGCTAAAACTTTGGATGAAATAAAAGCTGAATTAGAGCTTGAAGAAGAAATTAAACTTCTTGAAAGTGCATCTGATTATGACTTTTTTGAATTCGAGAAAATGATTTAATAAAAGAGGTATTTTATGACAGAACTAACCGAGCAAGAAAAATGGGTTGATGAAGTGGAAAGGTTTCTTTCTGAAATCAGAAGGTTTCTTGCAGAAAGATTTGGCAATGGAGATTCATGGAGTAATATACCAAAGGAAATTTGGATTGAAACAAATGATTTGGTTTACAGACTTTTGAGAAAAAAGTTTATTCCAGATTGTGATGGTGATAGTCAGGTTGAGTTTATCTTAGTAGATAGGTCTAAACACAGGTTTATTTATAGCTTTCCAGCAGGAAAGTACACTCATAAGATGGAAACATTAGAAGAAGTTGATAGGGAAATTTCACATGCAATTTCAACCTTGCAACAGGCAAGTGACAGATTAAAAGACTTGACTGAAACAAGACAGAGACTTTCAGAGAAATTGACCCTTGACAAAAAAGAAAATTAATGATAAACTATTCATAGTTGAAAACATGGTTTTTGAAAAGAACTCAAATTCAACTTACAATTGAGGGGTAGTCCCCTCACTTTCAAGATGTGGTGTAGGAGGTCAAGCACAATTCCTTTTAGGTAGTGGCAATGGTTCGAATCCATTCGTCTTGAAAAATCGGAATGTAGCTCAGTCAGGTTAGAGCAATGCGTTTGGGGCGCAGAGGTCGCTGGTTCGAATCCAGCTTTTCCGACAGGGACTTGTGTGGGATTGGTCGAACATACAAAAAGAGCAGATAATCGTACCCTTTGTAAAAAAAAGAATGTCCTGCTACATCCACATGATATGCTCATTTCATGTACTCGTTTGACAAGTGCGAGTGGTACAACTTTGTCTCTTCTGGTTGCAACGGCAGAAAAAACGGATTGGTTGAATTCGTAAGGGAATTTAATAGTCCTTCAACCAACACTGGCATGTAGCTCAACAGGTAGAGTAGTCGGCTGTTAACCGATTGGTTCTTGGTTCGAATCCAAGTTTGCCAGCTTGCAGATGTTTTCATGTTTCAAGGCGCAAGTGTACACAGCCGTAAACGGACAAGCGAAACATGGTTATAGTTTTTATATGTTTGTCGGCTGGAATGATGCTATGCAACTACCAGCCAAAAAGTTATAGAATAACCAGCGGATTCGTGTGGTAGGGATGCTGGTATGATCTAATCAGCTAAACCCTGTGATGATCAAAATCAAAAACAACCACACAATACAGAGGGTTCTTTTGGCAAGAAAAGTGTCTCCAAAACACTTAACGGAGGTTCGATGCCTTCACTCTCTGCTAAATATAACAAGCAGATAGGTGCGAACTATCGTGAAAGATAATAACATAATCTGAATGAGTGGTTATCCACAGTAAGATTGCATGGGGTTGGAATCCCCACTTGTTATATGGTTTTTTGTTTGAGGTAGCTTGGGAAGGCTATTGTGGTGACTGTAGCGTTATACTGGCAGGGTTGTCGTCATTAAGGGCTTGTGATGGATGATAAAACCAGAAACGAAGACTCACTGATGGATTTGCCCACCATTGGAGAAGAGTGCTACAGGGGTTGAGTTTTTGTTTGTGTGACACCTACACCAGCCTAGGAAAATTCTGAAAGTGGTGTGACTAAGGGGATGTTAGGAGAGACTAAACTCCCCATCAGCTTCTGTAGTTCAATTTGGTAGAACGACAGTTTTCCAAACTGTATGTTGCAAGTTCGAGTCTTGTTGGAAGCTCTAGCGTAGGCAGGTGTGGACAGGCAAGTTTCCTAGCTTGCTAATTACCTAAGAAGGATTTCCACTATAGGAACTGCTGGTAAAGCATGTTGTTTTGATGGGGAGCAATATGTGTAGCTATAACCCATTTTATGCTGATATAGAATTTGATCTTTGATTTTATTTTATTATTAGCTATATCAGCACGAAAAATAAGGATGGGGTGAGAAATCACCCCATTACATTTTTAGATAAAACTTTCATTTTATAGGAGGTTTTATGAACAAGCAAAATGAAAAGCATGGTATCGAAAAAGTTCTGAAACCTATTGTTCCAGAAGATAATGGTTATCCAATGGGTTATACAACCAAGAGATTTACTTGGAAATTGTTTGGTGGAAGTTATGGCTCAACATGGGCAGATCGTGGAAAATATTATAAAAAGAGATTAAGTAAATCAAGAAGACAATATTATAAAGCACTAGATTCTGACAGAAAACCTAGAAAATCATATCGTGGTGCAAATACAGAGGCTAATTGGAAAGGCTGGTAAATGGAAAACAAAATTATTCGTGGTTACGAATATGATGATCTAATGATCATCCCAAAATATTCTCAAGTAAATTCTAGGATGGAAACAAATATTTCAAGAGATATTGTTCTTCAAAATGGAGATCATGTTACACTTGAAATACCAATTATTGCATCCCCAATGGCAGGGATTGTAGAATCTGAGCTTATTATTGGGTTGGGTAAATTAGGTGGTTTGGGAATTTTGCATCGTTTCTTTTCAGATGAAAGAGGAAATTTTGATTTTGAAAGATATGAATCTGAGATTAAAAAAATTGATATGTTTGGTGTTCCATTTGGAATTTCTGTTGGTATGAATGGTTTACAACCAAGTGACATTTTAAGACTTGTTGAAACTTATAAAAATATTGTAGTTGTTTGTGTTGATGTTGCAAATGGATATTTGAGTGATCTTCATAATAGAATCAACAAAATTTATTATGCTCTTTTAAATCAGAGTGTAATTATTATGTCTGGAAATGTTGTAACACCAGATGGTGTAAATAGATTAGAATCTCATGGTGCTGGTCTTTTTAGGGTTGGTATTGGTTCTGGTTCTCTTTGCACAACAAGAAACAAAACTGGTGTTGGGTTTCCTCAATTATCAGCAGTAATGAACTGTGCTTTTTATAATACTGGAATCGTTGCTGATGGTGGAATTAGAAATGCTGGTGATGTTTGTAAGGCATTGGCTGGTGGTGCTGATTTTGTGATGATTGGTGGATGGTTTGGAAGGGTTATTGAATCTGGTCATGATGGGACTATTTATGGGATGGCAAGTTTGGAAAACCAAAAAAGAAATAAGGGTGGTTCTCATAGATCAGTTGAAGGAATTTCGAGACAGGAAGAAAAGTTGATTAATCTTGTTGATATGATCAATGATATTTCATCAAGCCTAAGATCGTCAATGACATATGTCAATGCTACAAATTTATTAGAATATTCAGCGAATGCTGAATTTATTGAAGTCGGTAGAAACTCTATTGATCATTCAAAATTAAAATGGTAATAACAATTATATTAAACTTGTATTAAATATTAAAAACAATGTATTTTAAAAGACTATGGGTTCATAGTCTTTTTTGATTCGTGGAGGTTTTACATGGCAAATAAAAAAGGTGCAGGTAGACCTAGCACCAAAATATTCAAGACTCCTGATGGGAAGATTTTAGATCACATCTATTGCAGAAGATGCCAACAAGAATTACCACCTAGACTTTTTTATGAAGCAACAGATCAAGTTCTTGACAAAAATGGATATATGAGTGTTTGCAAACCATGTATTTCAGAAGTCTTTATGAGTGTTTACAATGTTGAACCAAATTTGGAAACTTCCATTTTAAAAACTTGTAGAATTTTTAATGTTGCATATATGGATTCTGCAATTGATGCAACTAGGACATGGATTGAAAATAGGCGTAAAGGTGGAGAAGATATTGATAATGCATTTGGATTTTACAAAAGCAAAGTTGGTGTTTTTGCAAGGTTAAACCCATCACAGCCAACATATTTTGAAGAACCAAGTCCAGATGTTTATGATGCAATACAGCCAGAGGTTGGTGAAGAACATTATGATTTAGTTGAATTTTGGGGGGCAGGTCTTGACCCAACAGATTACCAATTTTTGGAATCAGAACTTGCAAATTTCAAAAAAACACATAAAAGTGATACATATTCCGAATTAGTTCTTTTAAAGGAAGTTTGTTTTGTGCTGTTGGATATTCAAAAAGCAAGACAGCAAAATAAGGCAACTGCTTCTCACGTAAAAGCATTACAGGAAATTATGAAAAGCTTGGCAATATCTCCAAATATTGCAAATACAGCAAATGCCAATAAAAGCACAGAGGCATTTGGTTTATGGATAAAAGATATAGAAGAGTTGACTCCTGCTGAGTGGCACGATAAGCATGAATTGTTCAAGGATATGGACAATCTTAGTCAATATTTTGAGGATTATTTTGTAAGACCAATCAGAAACTTTATTACTGGCTCTAGGGATTTTAATGTTCAAGAAGATGGAGATATTCAGCTTCAAGATGTTGATTATTTTGAGGATGAAGAATAATGGCTAGAAAGTCTCAGGAATTTGAGCAAAAAACTAGAGAGAGAAGAATTGATTGGATTACATATTATCGCAGAAATGTGCATAGATTTGTTGAACATTATTTACAAATAAAACTCTACCCATATCAAATCATTTGGATTTACCTAATGGGTGTTTTTGATGCTATGGTTGCTATTGCTAGTCGTGCTGTCGGAAAGTCTTGGTTAATTGCAGTGTTTGCTGTTGCTAGGGCTATATTATATCCAAATTCAAAAATAGTAATTGTTAGTTCAACAAAAGAACAGGCTGGAAATATAGTTTCAGAAAAAGTAAAAGAGCTTAATGACAACTATCCAAATGTTCAAAGAGAAATTAGAAGTATTACAACAAACTTGAATAAATATGAGGTCGAGTTTCACAATGGAAGTCGAATGGTGGTTGTGGCTAGTCGTGATAGTAGTCGTGGAAAACGTGCTACATTTACCATCTATGAAGAATTTAGGCTAATTGACAAGAACATTTTGGATGCAGTTATTAGACCTTTTGCATTTGTTAGACAACCACCATATTTAAAAAATCCAATTTACTCTCATTTAAAAGAAGAACCAAAGGAAGCTTTTATATCATCTGCTTACCATAAAAGTTTGTGGTGGTATAAGACAACTTTGGATACTATAAAAGCAATGGTTGAGGGTAAAAATGTTGGGTTTCTTGCAACAGACTATCTAACAGCTATTAAACATGGTATTAAAACTGTAAGTCAAATTCAACGTGAAAAACGTGATATGGATTCTTTGACATTCTCACAGGAGTATGAAAATATTCCATATGGAGAAGCAACTGATGCTTATTTCAAATTGGGAATGTTTGAAGTTGCAAAAAAAATAAAGATTGCATTTTATCCGCAGAGAACTGTTGATTACAATCCAAAGAAAAATCCATATGATCTTCAAAAGGTTGAGGGTGAGGTAAGGTTAGTTAGTGTTGATGTTGCAACAAGAGCAGGTAAGGCAAACGATAATACAATTATAGCATGTGTACGTTTGATACCAACACACAAGGGTTATGAAAGAATGTTAGTTTATTTAGAATCGCATAATGGTGAAAATACCCTTGTACAAACTCTTAGAGTTAAACAGATATATCATGATTTTAATGCAGATTATTTTGTTTTAGACTTGGCTCAAAATGGAATTTCATTATATGATCAGTTGGGTGTGATTACAGAAGATGCAGAGAGGGGATTATCTTATGATGCATATACGGTTATGTACCATCCATTTATTGATAAATCAACATATGATGAATTGTTTGAAAGAACATTATCAATGAACGCAGTTCCAAATGTTTTTCCAATTTCAGCAGGTGCTAAGTTAAATAATGATATTGCTGTTTCAATGAGAGATAGGTTGCAAAAAAGATTATTTTCAATTCTTGTGGATGAAACAGATGCACAAGATTTTTTGATAAAAAATAATAATAAATATTTTAAAACAACAGATGGTTTATCTGAGAAAACATTTTTATTACATCCATATGTTCAAACAAAATTGTTTATCAATGAATGTATTAGTTTATCAATGGTTTTATCAGGTGGAAATATTAAACTTGTTGAACCTTCTGGTGCTAGAAAAGATCGTTATACTGCTGTTTCTTACGCCAATTATTTCGCATCATTGTTAGATCAAGAATTATTAAAAGATGAAGAAGAAAACGATGAAGAAGAAATGTTAAGTGTGACAGGTCTTTGGTAAATTTTGGAAAGGAGGTTAAGTGAATGACAGAAAATGATGAAAGATTAAGTGAAGAAGAGCTTACAGAGCAAGAAGTTTGGGATGTTCTTAAATTTGCAGACAGTATTACATCTGGTCAAATTATGGGGCAAGTTCTCACACCAATTCTTATGAATCAGAGAATGCAAGATATAACTCTGAATCCAATTGAAGCAACTGTAGAAAAAGTTGAAACCGCATTAAAAACTCCAAAAAGCAACGAAGAATTTCTTGCTGGATTTTCAGAACATTTTGAATTAACATCAATGCCATATAAAAGAATGTTGCATTATTTAGCTAAAATGCTTTCTTTTGATTTGGTTGTTATACCAACTAATGCTCAAAAAGAAGATTTTTCAAAAAGAACATTCAAGAATGATCAAAATGTTGTTTATGACTTTTTAGATAAATTCAATCATAAAAAAGAGTTCAAGCTAATAATGACCCAACTTCTAAGGCAAGAAGTTTTTTTTGGTATCTTTCGTGACGATGGACAAAGATATACAATTCAAGAACTTCCAAATCGCTATTGCAAAATAGATGGAAGATGGGATTATGGGTTGCTTTATTCTTTTGATTTTAATTGGTTTAGAAATTCTGGCATTGATATAAATATGTATCCACCAATTTTCAAAGAAATGTATAGCAATTATTTTGATGGAAACTCAGAATATATTCCATCTTTGAATATTAGCGGAAGAAAAGAAAATCAATTTGCAAATTGGGTTGACACAAGTCCAGTAGATGGATTTTGGGCATGGAAGTTATCGCCAGAACTTATTACTAGAATTCCATATCTGAGTGCTTTATTTCCAGACTTGGCTTTACAACCATTGATTAGAAATTTACAAAAAGATTCAAATATTATTTCAGCAACAAAGATTCTTTTTGGTCAAGTTCCATTAATGCAAAGGGATGTAAAGGGTTCTGTTACAAAAGATCAAGTGGCAGTTAGTCCAGAATTATTGGGTAAGTTTTTGGGGCTAATAAGCAAAGGTTTGTATAAAAATATTAAAGTTGCTTCCGCACCATTAGAAGATGTTCAAGCTATTTCCTTTCCATCAGATGAAAGAAATATGTATGATGATTATTTAAAAACAACCACAGCAAGTTCTGGAATAAATAGTCGTTTAATTTTTTCAACCGAAAAGCCAAATGCAATTGAATCTCAATTATCTATTGATGTTGATGAATATTTGGTTGAGTATGCCTATCCAATGTTTGAAGATTTTCTTGAATATCAAGTAAATAAACTTACAAAAAGATATAAATTTAAATTTATTCTTGAAGGAACAGAATTTTCTACTAACAAAGATAGAAGGTTTGAAAGACAAATGAGACTTTCCGACAAGGGAATCATTCTCCCTCAAAAAATTAGCGCATCACTTGGAATGAATTATCATGATATGATTAGATTAATGGAAATGGGTGAAGCTGATGGTTTTATTGACAAACTGACTCCCTTGGTAAATGTGGGTGGTATTGCTGGTGTTTCCGAGGGTGAGACTGGAAGACCTAGAAAACCAGCATCTGAATTGACAGATTCTGGAAGTCAAACTAGGGAAGATGGTGGGAATATTTCGAAGGGTGGGAATATTTAAAAAATTATTTTATTTTAGGAGGATTTAAACTATGACTTTAACGGCAAGTGAAATTAGCAAGCTAAATAGCATGTGTAAAGTGGCTCAACTTACAAGTTTAGGAAGTGAATTGGGAGTTAAGGGTACTTATACGGCAGTTGCACAGGATGATACTGATGGCGATATGGTTATTGCAACTGGACTGTCTGCTATTTCTGGATGGTTTGTTCAGATTTACAGATCAGGCGTAAATGTAATGGAAGATGCTATTGTAACAGCAAGTGGTGGTGATCTGACTGTTTCTGATGGTGGTGTAACCTATGCGGTAACAGCAGGTGATGTTTTAATGTATTTGGTTTGGTAAAAGGAGATTTTACCAAATTGAAAGTGAGATCATAATGAGATTAATAAGTGAAGAGCTAAACAATGCCCTAATTGAACAATGGGGACATGAAGTTTTCAACTCACATATATATATTACAATCATGGCTTTTTTTAAAAATAAAGGTCTTGATAATATTGCCAAATTATTTCAAGGTCAACATCAGGAAGAACAAAATCATGCTCAAATTATTTTAAATTTGCTAACAGATTTAAACTCCCCATTTGATGCTCCAACAATAGATGAATTTAGGTTGGGTGAAGTCTCTTTTATGGAGATAGCAAAAATGTATGCTGATAGGGAAATACAAACTACAGAAAGTTTGAATGTTATCAAAGAGTTGGCAATTGATGAAAGAAATCCTGTTGTTGAGGAAAAAATTAGAGAAATGATTTCACTTCAACAACATGAGTATGAAGAGGCACTTACATTTTTAGATAAGGCTGAAATACTTGGTAATGACTGGAAAGCAATATTGTTATATGATGCCTCTTTAGGTTAGGAGGTATTTAAATGATAATTAATCCAGAAAAATATATTTTGGATGAAAACTATGCAAGTTGTACAAAATTGGTATCTGATTATTTTATAAAAAGGGGAGTTCCCCTATTTTCAATAAAAGATAATAGATATATTTTTAAGAAAACAAAAAAGTTTTTGTCTGTATATGGTAGTGCGCCATTTTATATTAAAATGGTAGTAAAGTTGTAGGAGGTTTAATGACGAATAAAAAGATTGCATTTGAAATAAATAGTGTTGAAGAAATTTCCGAAGCGTCAGACCCAAACTTTGCTGTTGCCAAAATACATGCTTTTTCCAGTGGTGTAAACAGACATGAAATGACCTGTGATATTGAAACATTGCAAAGAACAGCACCCACAATTTTTGAAAAACCAGTTGTTTTTGATTATGATGATATGTTCGAAGATTTCAAAGGTCATGCAAAACAACCATTTATTGCTGGATTTGTTGTTCCCAATAGTGCCAGCTTTGAAGAATTAGAAGATGGAAGAATTGGTCTTATGGTCATTGCAAAAATATGGAAAAGATACTCTAGGAAATTTATGAGTGTTTTCAAAAGAGACCTTGAGAATAAAAGAAAAGTTTCTGTTGAAATGGAATTATTCGAGACAGAGAAAGATGAAAAAACTGGACTAGAAAAGATGCTTGATTTTTCATATACTGCAATAGCTGTTCTTGGAAAATATGTAACAGAAGCAAGTCCAAATGCTCATGTCCAAATTCTAAGCTTTCAAGAAGAAGAGGATAAGGAAGAATTTTTTAGCAAATACTCAAGATTGAACTTTTCAATTCCAGAACAAGTTAAAAAAAATGCACTAAGGGGATTGGAGCTTAGAAAAAATCAATCTTATCGTGGTACGAGTGTTGCTGTCTCCACAGCAAAATTCTTATCACAGAGAAAGTTCGCTACCCCACAAAAAATAAAATATTTAAGTGGGTATTTTTCTAATCTTGAATCTGTTCCATTTGAAGAGGATGGTGAAAAATTTTTAGATTATATTCTTCATGGGGGGAGTGCTGGAATGGAATGGTCTTCTGATTTACAATCTGAAATCAGAGACATTGACATGGGAAAAATTAACAAAATGTTTGTTTATAAAAGTTTAAAAGAGGCTAATTCAGCAATCAGGGGAATTGAACCCCCTGTTACATTAGCTCAAGCCAACTCAATTGCGAGGCAAGCAGAAGCAATTGGCGTAGATGGCGAAAAAAACGGATGGGCAATTGCAATTTCTAATTTCAAAAAAACCCACATTGTAAAAAATGGGAAATGGATAAAGAAAAATAGTATTGATGATATGCCCACAGAAAAAACGGAGGAAATGAGTTTTATGGAAAAGGAAGAGAAAAAGGTCTTCGAGACCGAGGATGAACTTCAAGAAACTCAAGACACGCCAGTAGAAACCAACGTAGAATTTGAGGAAGAAAAGCCTCAAGAAGAACCTCAAGAAACTGAAATGGCAGAGGAAGAGGAAGAAAAGCCTCAAGAAACTGAAATGGCAGAGGAAGAAGAGGAAGAGAAGGAAGAAGAAAAGGAAGAGAGTGAAGAAGATGAAGAACCTTATATGACACTTGAATCTTTGGAATATTCTGAAAAACTCTTTGAACTTGTTGGTGATGGTGTTGCAAGCGAAGTAAAAGAATTACAGATTTCTAAGGAAATGATTGGTTTTGTAAATTCTTTGTTTGCAAAGTTTGTTTTTGTTGAAGAAGAAGCAAAAGAGCTTCGAGAATATAAAGAAGCTGTTGAAAAGAAACAGTTCGAATTTCAGGTAGAGCAGATTGTATCAGAAGTTTCGGAATTTCTTACATCAGAACAGATTGCAGAGATTCGTGTTAAATCACAAGAATATTCTCTTGACACTCTGGATGCTTGGAAAAATTATGTCAGATCAATGGCATTTGAATCCAGCATTGGCAAGGATAAAAAAAATAAAGATTTTATCGTAATCGGTATGCCGTTTGACTCTGGCAAATCGGAAAATCATAAAAGTTTATGGAAATAATTTTAGGAGGATTTTAAATTATGGCTTATGGAGTAGTAGTTTTAGATAAAGTTCAGGCAATGAATATTGATGCTTTGAACAGAACCGCAAAATCGAGCGCACTGATTGAGAATGGTATGGTGTTTGCTCTTTCTGGAAAAGAAACTGGCGAAGGTGAAACTGAAATGTGGACAGCAGTTCAACCTGCAACTGGTGCTAATTTGACTCATCTGTGGATGGCATACTCGCCTGAAATCGTTGACACGAATGCTCAGTATAGAGGTCTCGACCCTGACCCACGTAACTTTGCTCATGCTATTGGAGACCCAATTTCATGCTTCAAACCTCAGATTGGTGATATTATCACTTTAACTGATGATGTAATTACTGGCACTAAATCAACCAACACTTTTGTTGTTGCAACCAATGCCGATTATCAGTTGAATTGGGGTGCAAGCGCAGTGTCTGGTCTATCCCTCAAATTGCTTGGAACGACCTATATTTCAATCGGTCTTGGTTCTATCGGAACTCAGAGAGTTACCGCTTACCAATTTGAAGTTGTAGCAATTGCTTAGTGGTTTTTACCATATATACAAATATAATATTGATGAAGGATTTAGGAGGATTTATACATGAGAGTTCCCGATAACATTAAAACTTTTGCATTAGGTGACGAAGGCTTGAAACCATATATTATGTTTCAAGATTATTGGAATCATTATAAAGCACTGAATGGTGCGACTAATGTTGAATTTATGAAAGTGAAAGAAGATGGTACACCTATCTCTTTTGCTGAGAAAGAAGAGCAAATGAATCTTGCTCTTAAAAATGAAATTATGAAACATGCCAGTGTTTCGACACTGGATGCTTTCCCAATTGAGCAGTGGGCAAATCACCCTTCAATTCGTTGGGCTACCTTTGCAGTTATTTCTGCAATGATTGATATGGTTCTTCCTCAGTCTCTGATCGAGTCAATCGGTCTGTATACTGATGTTAGAGCTATTGGTTTTGGTGATAGTGCTTCTTTTGAAGTCAAGCCAAGAGACCTGTTTGTAATCAGCAAGGCTGGCAGAGCGCAGAGAACTGCTGAAATGAGAAAACAATTTTCTGGACAGGTGACTGTTCTTCCTGAAAATCGTCAGATCAGTGTTCAGGTTGCTCTTTACAAAGTTTTGGCTGGAAAAGAATCGTTGGCAGAATTTGTTGCCAAGGCTATTATGTCAATTGAAAGCGAAGTGACTCGTGATGTCTTTTCTGTTTTCAATACTGCTATGGAAGCTCTTGACAATGCTGGTGATGATGCTTTGAGATATGCTGGATACACTCAGGCAACCCTTGTTGCTTTGGCTCAGAAGGTTTCTGCTTGGAATGGTGGTCAGAGAGCAATTGTTGCTGGTACTCAGCTTGCTTTGCAGAACATTCTTCCAGCAGATTCAAATTATCGCTATGATTTCCAGAGCGATTTTGTGAAAGTCGGCTACATCAGAACTGCTTTTGGTTATGATGTAATGGCTTTGCCTCAAGTTGCTGATTGGAGAACTGAATTCAAGCTGATGCTTGATGATAACAATGTTTATGTTCTGTCTCCGTCTGCTAACAAACTGGTGAAACTGGTTCTTGAAGGTGCAACTCTTAGCAATGTTTCTGGTATGTATGACAGAGCAAATTTGACTCAGGATGCAACTCTTTACAAAGCTTGGGGTACTGCTATTGCAACAAATGCTTTGGCTGGTATCATCACGCTTGCCTAGTTTTTGCAAGGTGCAAATCTTGGTGGGGTGAAAAACCCCACCAAGATAAAATAAAATAAATTTTAAATTCTAAAGGATATGATGAACACGAAAAATGAAACACAAAACCTCTCTTCTCTTAAGAAGGATGAATTACTTCAAGAGGTTGAAAGACTTCAAGCACGTTTGCTTGAATTAGAGGGGGAACAGCAGGTAGAAAAACTTAGACCAGATGATTATATTACTGTAATCAGCTTATGCCCTGTCCAGCTAACATTATCTACATTGGGGTTTGGCAGAGGAAAAGTTTTTACATTTAAAAGATTTGGTGAAAGAAAGAAATTTTTATATTCTGATCTTGTTTTGATCATGGAAAATAATAGTGGATTTCTTGAATCTGGATTTTTCTATATTGCTGATTCGAGAGTAATTAGAGAACATGGTCTTTATGAAGCTTATGAAAAAATTATTGGGGAAGATCAGATTGTTAAAATTTTTGATACAAATGCTGATGCATCTGCATTAGAAATTTATGCTTCTGCAAACCCAAGACAAAAAGAGCTTATTCATACCATGATTGTAAATAAATTAGCAGATGGTGAAGTTTTGAATATGAATTTAATTTCAGCAATTTCACAGAAAGCTGGATTTAGTTTTGTGGAGGCATCTGAGGATTTAAAACAGAATAGATTACAAGAATAAAATATAACATATTTTAAATATGTTAGTTAGGAGATATATATGGCAACACCTTATACGGATGTATATGATCTGTTTATGCAACAAATAAAAGATTATTCGCTTGTTGATTTATATAACCTATCTGACACAGATTTTGAAACATATTTACAGGGATTTCTTGTTTTGGCAATAGGTGAATTTGTTCATAACTGCACTCAAGATTTGACTGACAGGGATGATGCAAATGGAACTTTTAGCTTTGATTTGGATGAAGAGAATCAGATCATTTTATCTAAATATATGGTTAAGTTTTGGTTAGCCAAAGAAGTAAAAGATGTTTTGCAAATGAATTTAAATCTTACAGATCGTGATTTCAAACATTACTCTGAGGCACAAAATTTAAAATCAAAACAAGATTTCCTTATTATGTTAACAGAAGAATGTTCGCAAATGCTTGTTGATTATCAATTTAGAAAGGTTGATTGGTCTTCATGGGCAAGTGGTGAGTTTGGAGTTTAATAATGAAATATTTAGATGCTTATAACAGTTACTTATCTCAAACTCCAAAAGATCAAAAAAGAGAGGCATACCAGAAGGCAGTTGATGAATTATTTTATAGGTCTTCTGATTGGTACACAATACAAGAGGAAACTGAATTTGCATCTGGTGAATATAAAGAAATTGATGTTAGAATCAACAATGTTGTTTTTGGAAGAACTGGTATGCCTCAAGGTGATGATTATAAGGTTTTGCTATTTAAGGACATAGACCATCAAGTGTCACTTGGTTGGTATTATATTTTTGATGATAATTATTGGATTGTTATAAATATTACAAGCAAGTCAAGTCTTCATACCAGTGCTGTTGTAAGAAGGTGCAATAATCTTCTAAGGTGGGTAACGGAAGATGGTGCTGTTTTTTCTTATCCATGTGCTATTGATTATGGAATTAAGGAAAACAGGGACTATGCAACTGCTGGCTCTAAAGTGGTTAGTCCATCTGGTATGTTAAGAATAGCTACACAGTTAAATTCTAATACAAACACAATTCAAGCAAATCAAAGATTTTTATTTGGCAATCCGAATAATTGGACAGCATATAGAGTCATGGGTGGTGGTATAGAAAATTTTAATAATTTGTCTACACTTGATAGCAATACATTGGCTGGATATTTAATTCTTACATTAAATGCAGATTATGTCAATCCAGACACTGATGATCTGGTTAATGGAATTGCTGAATATAATGATAACACATATGTTCTTGAGTTATCAAATTCTTCTTTGAGTGGAAATCCATCAGATCAAATTCAACTCTATTCTGTTGTAACACTGAATGGAAAAACAGTTGAAAAATCATTATCTTGGTCTTCTTCTGATGCAAAGATTGCAACAGTGGATAGTAATGGATTAGTTACATTTGTTTCTGAGGGAAGTTGCACAATTACATGCTCAATTGCAAATAATTCATATGTTTTTGATACATGCGCTATATCTGTGACTGTAGCACCAGTAAATGAATATCAAGTTGTTATTTCTCCAAATCAGAATTACGTTCTTGAGACAGACACAAAAGTATTTTCTGCTAGTTTGTATCTTAATGGTGCTATACAAGCAGACACATTTTCTTTTGTTCTAAATTCTGGAACAGTTCCATCTGAAAATTATGAATTCAATGTTATTGATGGAAATAATTTTTCCATTTATAATATAGAAAAATATTTAGATGATGTTCTAACTGTTCAATGTACTTCTGGAATTCATATCAAAAATTTTGAAATAGAACTTAGAGGTATGTGGTAATGGTAGATTATGTTGATGATTCAAGAATTGGGTATAACTTATATGAGCATTTCGATAGCATTGCTTACAATATGGTTTCACATCTTGTTGCGAATAATGAAATGATTTGGAAACTTCTTTTTTATCATGATAGGGATGCTTGGAAACATGCGAACTTAACTTTTGAGCAAAAAGGTGGTTTGATATATGCTGGTCAAGATGATTCCAGTAAATATAATGTTTTTATAGATGATGGAAGTCCAGATGTTCATACAAGGGAAGATTGCATTTTGAGAATTTCTCCAATTGTTATATTTCCAGAAAATAGAACTGTTGGAACTGTATCAGTAAGTCTTGAGGTATATTCTCATTATAAAATGAACACTCTTAGCAACTACAAAACAAGAGTTGATGTTATTACTACAGAGTTGTTAAAAACATTTAATGGGGTTGAAATTGATGGTCTTGTTGGAAAGTTATTTTTTGATAGGCTAACAAGTCAACAACCTAGACTTTCCGTAATTGGTCAGCTTCCATTCAAGGGGAAACAGATATTTATGTCGTCAAAGTCAGGTTAACATGGAAAAATCTGTTTACGAAAAAAACCTTGTATTCGACCTTCCTGTTGAATATAAAGGATTGAAAATATATCCAGCTTTAATGAATAATTATTATGAGTTTTATTTTTTGGTACAATCAATTTTAATGGAAAAAAATAGCATTCCAGATGTTTCAATTATTACAATGACATATTTAGAATATCTTTATCGTTATACGACAAAAGATAATCCATATGCATTATTGTTTAAAGAACTTTTGGCAATGGTTTTAAGAATTGATTCCTCAAGAATTGAACTTAAGTTTAATGAAAATGTTAAACCAATATTCTTAGTTGATAAAATAACTTATGATAGTGATGATTTTGAAAATATAAAGCTGATAATCTGTGAACAAAATATGGTAGAGATACCAGATGAAACAATTCAAAAAGAAATTAGAGACAAGATGGAGGAAGCAAAACGTCTAAAAGCAAAAATGAGTCAAACAAAAATGGGTTCTCTTGAAGACTTAGTTGTTGCTGTTCTAATTTCTACATCTTTTAAAATAGATGATATTTATAATCTAAGCATTCGAAAATTTAACAAAATTATAGAAAGACTAGATCATAAACTTCATTATCAAATTTATCTTACTGCTTCTATGAGTGGAATGGTAAAATTTAAAGATGAAAAATTTATAAAACATTGGCTTGCAGACTTGGATAAAGATAAGCTTGCAGGTGTAACAATTGGTCTTGATGAAATTCAAAGCCAAGTTAATTTTGAGAACCAAAAAAAATAATTTAGGAGGATTGCTAAATGAGAAAATTTTTAACGTCAGTTGCAGATGTGTATGCGTATGATGAAAATGATGTGCTTTTGTTTAGTGCGAAAACTCTACTTGATAGCTCGATTGAAACGAGCGTTGGCAACACAGATGTTCGTGCTGGTAGAGGTAATCAGCTTCAATATGTGTATTATAACACTGCTGAATTAACTATCAATCTCACTGATGCTCAGTGGAATCTTGACCTGTTAGCTAACTCTGTGGGCGCACAGATTGCAACTGGTTCTAACATTTATACTGAGGAAACGATTACATTGGGGGCTGGTGCAACTGGTACAGTTACTGGAACACCACTGGCTATTCAAGGTGCTTCCATCTATGGTTGGGTAACTTTCCAAGATGGTACGGTTGAAAGAGTGACATTCTCTGGCTCTAACTTCACTTCTGGCGTTGGTGCTGAAAATGATGTTGTGTGTGTGAGATATTACGCCTTGGATTCATCTGCTCGTTCTGTGACCATTCCAGCTAATGTTATTCCTAGCATTGTAAGGCTGGTTATGGTTGCACAATTGAACAGTTCGGATTCGGCAACCAATGTTATTGGTGAGGTTCAAATTATTGTTCCAAAAGCTTCATTGACTGGTGCTTTCAGCATTTCAATGACAGCAGATGGTGTGTCGTCTACCCCTTTGTCTGCTAGAGCTTTGGCATCTGATGAACTTGCTACAGGTGCTTGTACTGATGAACCTGTATATGCAAAGATCATCGAAGTTATTAATGGTGCAAACTGGTATGACGAAGTTATTGCTCTTGCGATTCAGGGTGGGGATTTCACCATTGCAAGTGGCACTAAGCAACTTGTGCTTTATGCCGTTCCGCAAACTGGTGCGCCATTTATTCCACCTGATGCGGATATTACATGGGCATCAGATACACCTGCTGTTGTAACAGTTTCCAGTGGTCTTGTGACCTATGTTTCTTCTGGAACAGCAGTTGTAAAAGCCTCTATCACTGCCAAGGCAACGATTGATGCTAATGTAGTTGTAACTGCCAGCTAATTTTTATTACAAATATTATAGGGGTGTGTTTCTACACACCCCTATAATTTAGGAGATCATTTTATGGTTGATGAAGAAAATGTTGTTGAAGGTGATAAGAAGGATTTGCCAAAAAAGAAGCCAAAGTCTTTAAAAAGCAAATATGAAATAATTCTTGTTGCTGAAAAATATCTTGTTTATAAAACAAAACAGGGTAATGTATGGATGCAAATCACAGACAGCAAAAAATACAAAGTTGGAGACACTATAGAAGTATAATTTTGTTTTGGAGGGTGACATAGTGGCAGAAGATAGCAGATTAATTAGTCTTGAAAATAGAGTTGGCAAAATAGAAGAAGACATTTCTGAATTGGAAAAATCTGTTGGCATTCTTGGTGCGTACTTAGAAAGATCAAATGAAATCCATGAAGGTTCTGTCGCAATACAAAAAGAGTTATCTGAGGCTATTGTGTCCATGAGAATTGCTATGACCGAAATGCGATCTGAGATCGTTGCAGGAACAGCTAAAACAGCAGAGATTGAGGGAAACCTATCACAAAGACTTTCGGGGTTAGAAAATAATGTTGGGAAGGCAATTGATGAAGTTAAAACACAAATTGATGAACTTGAAGATAGAGGTAAGATTGATATTTTATCTCTTATTAAAGAAAAGGGAGTTCCAGCATTATTTGGTGGGAGTATTTTGGTAGCAATATGGCAAGGCATTGAAAAGATAATTGGTATTATAGCGGAAGTGGGCAACAAATAGTCCACATAATAAAATATTGTTTTTATTAAATTAAATTGGAGAATTTTTAAACAATGGAGAAAAAAAAGTTAAGTTTTCAGAAGCAGGAATTGAAAACATTGGATGGAAAATTTGGGGGAGAGGAAATCAAAGTATTTCGATATATTCCATATCAAGATATGTTAGTTTTAGCATCAAAATATATGGAGACATATTTTCTTTCAGAAGAAGTTGAAACAGAAATGTTTTTATCTGGTTGGAATTACTTTGGTGCTGAACATGCATTTACAATGGAGGTCGTTGACAAATATACTAACATTATGGTTTTTGATGAAGAGGGAAACTTCGTTCTTGATCTTGATGGTTTTCTTGCAAGTGGCTTGTGGGAAGAAATTACATATGCCATTGAAAACTACCATGATGTTATTGGTAATATTATGATTGCTGTTGATAATTACAAAAACGAAATGCTCATGAAGAACTCTTTTGAAAAGGCACTACAAAGCCTTATTAATTCTATTATAGCTTTTGTTGAAAGAATTTCAGAAGAGGGTACGGAAGAATCTCTTGAATCCTTAACTAAAAGCATAAAGCAGGTTGGTGAAACCCTTAAAGATTCTCCTGTTGGGCAAATCATTGAGGATGCTAACAGAAAGTAAGTAAAATGCTTGGAAAGAAATTAAAAACTCTAAAAAATAAATGTCCAACTTGCTCTACGCAATTGCAAGTTAATAGTTACGAGGGTGAGGAAATTATAATTTGCCCAACCTGCAAAGTTGAAGTAGATGATGATGAAATATTCGCCATTTTAGAAGAGCAAAAAAGAAAAAAGAGTGAGAAAAAAGAGAGAATAAATAGAAAAATCACTAGGGGGTTTGATGAAAAATGGGTGGACTAAGCAATACATTTGCGGTGCAAATGTTTATGAGGAAACAAATCTTAGAACCAGTGATTGACAAAGCAACCAAATACTTTCTGGCAGAATTAAGGGAAAATATTTTGAAATATGCCTATCAGAGTGATGAAGCAAGACCAGTCGGAAGAAAAAAAGATGGAACTGTTTCAAGATATTCTGGTGGTGTAGCTTGGTATTTGGGTGGCACACGACAACCCTCTTTTGAATTTTTAGAGGCTTTTAAGTGGAAAGACCTTCAATTTACAGCACAGTCAGTTATTGCAAAAATGATTTATGATTGGCAAAGCATGGAATATGATGGCTCTGATGGCATGTATAAACATGGCAACGAAAGCTCTTGGGGTGATGTTAGAAGTATGTTGGATGAATATTTGAACAAAGATGGATTTACTTCAAGTCACTGGTTGGCTAGAAGGGTGAAACCCTATTGGGATAGAACAATGAAAAAAATGTTTGATCAAAGGGGTTTGGAAATTTATACAAGAAAAGAACTTGCAAAAATTGGAAGTTCACTTGGAATACAAATTAAAAAAATTTAAAGGAGTTTGAAATTATGTTTAAGAGATGGTTTGAATCTAAAACTGTGTGGTTGAATATTTTGACCGCATTGGCTGGTATTGTACAGTTGGTGATTGAGTTTCTTAATGGTGGTGATCTTTCTGTGAATGGTATTTTCATGCTGTTGGTTGGTATTGCAAATATTATTATCAGAATTTTCTTTACCAAAGAACCAGTTGCTTAACTAAGTATTTTATTTTGAGGGATGGGATAAATTTCCCATCCCTCTTTTTTTTACCTTTATTAAAAATTTAGTTAAGACTAAATTAAAAATAGACTAAAAATAAATTAAGAAAGAATCAAAAATGAAAAGAAAATTTTATTTGACAATAGATCAAGAGTTAATAGACTTGTATCATGAGTGTTATTTTGAGACCTATCCAAGAAGAAAGGTAAAACCAATCAAGGGTGTTTTTCCACCAAGTCTAAATGCCTTCATAGCCATGAAGCGAATGGTTCAAAATTCTGTGAAACAGAAATATAAAGAATTTGCAAAATGGATGTCGAGCTTTTATGGAATCGAAAATCTTAATATGACCAATGTAGAAATGGAATATACATTTTACTTTGGTGATAATAGAAGAAGAGATATGGACAATATGATCATGACACCAAAATTTATCAATGATGGACTTGTTGATTCTGGTGTTATGGTTGATGATGATGGTAAACATCTTTATATTCATATTAAACCATTTGAATATGATAGGAATCATCCAAGGTTAGAGATAGTTTTAAAAGAAGTTTAATTGGAGGTTTGTATGGCGAAAAGAACAAAGATGGAAGAAATTACAGATGAAAAATGGTCTTTGGTTGATTCTGAAAATAGAAAGATTGTTGAAGAATATTTAGAACAATCAATTCATTTAAGTGATCATACCCTTAAGCAATATACATCTGCATTAAGAATTTTCTTTTATTGGGTTTATGAAAATAGGGGCAATAAAAAATTTTATGAAATTAGAAGTAAGGACTTTTTGTTTTATCAAAATTATTTAACCAAATTGGGAATGTCCTCTTCTGGTATAAGACTTAAGAGAAGTGCCGTTTCAAGTTTGAATAATTATATTGAGGTTTTTTATGAAGATGAATACCCCACGTTTAGAAACTATGTAAGCAAGGGTATTCCTGCTCCAAAGCAGAAGTTTGTAAACAAAAAAGAACCTCTTACAATTGAAGAATATAAAAACCTTTGCAATGAACTTGAAAAAAGAGGATTGTGGCAACACTTGGCATATTTGAAATTTTCTTTTTCAAGTGGTGCTAGAAGATCAGAGGTTGCACAACTATTAAAAGAGGTCGTTGATTATGAGCCAAAAATTAAAACAATAAGTGTTTTAAATGAAGATGGTGTTTTAGAGGAAAGGACTTCAAAATATTATTTGACACATGATATACGTTGTAAAGGTTCTTCTAAGGAAGGGAAGATTAGACAACTTGCATTTGATGAAGATGCTATGGAGTCAATCAGAAAGTGGATAGATTTTCGTGGAAATGATAATTGCAGGTATGTTTTTATTTCTGGAAGTTCTGATACTGCAAAGAGAATATCTGTTGAAACTTTTAACTTGTGGTGCAGGACAATATTTGAAGAAATTGTTGGCAGAAGAGTTCACCCACATTTGATTAGAGAAACAAGAGCAACTACATTGGTTGTTGAACAAGGCAAAGATATTGAGGTTGCTAAAAAATTATTGGGACATGAAAGTTCTGCAACCACAGAGATTTATGTAATTAGGGATGAAGAAGATAATGCAGATGAAGCATTTATATAAATATACTTAATACGATATTAACTTAATATTAACATCGTATTTAATATCGTATGAAAGGAGGGGAATCTATGGTTGATAAATATAAAGTAATTTTTACAGCAACAATTGATACCAAAGAGTTAGAATCTCAAACCAAAAAAATTTCTGAAAAGAAAATTAATATAGGCGCAAAACAGGCGCAAAAAGATGTTAAAGGTTTGTCTCAGAGTATTGGTGATGCAATAAAGAAAACTCTTGAATGGACATTGGCAACAGGTGCTGTTTTTGGTACATTACAACAACTTAGAAAGGGTGTTGAGTATATCAAAGACCTTGACAAGTCAATGACAGCAGTCCAAATTGTTACTGGAAAAACAAGTGATGAAATACGTCAACTCTCTTCTGAATTTAATAACCTTGCAAAAGAAATGGGTGCTACCACGATTGAAGTAGCAGAAGGTTCTTTGGAGTGGTTTAGACAAGGCAAGACAGCAGAGGAAGCGCAAGAACTTGTACGTGCAAGTTTGATTGCAAGTAAACTTGCCAACATGGAGTCTGCCCAAGCGACAGAATATCTAACATCAATCTTAAATGGTTTTAAGCTTGAGGCAACGGATGCAATTACAGTTTTAGATAAGTTGGTTGAGGTTGATAATCAAAGCGCAACAAGTGTTGCTGAGTTGGCAGAGGCATTAAAGAGGTCGTCAAATTCTGCACAACAGGCAGGTGTTGATTTTGATACCCTTGTGGCTTATATTGCAACAGTCTCTAGCGTAACAAGAAAGAGTGCTGGTAGTATTGGTGAATCTTTTAAAACACTTTTTGCACGTATGCAGAATTTGAAATTAAACCAACTGGATGAAGTTGGAGAATCAGCTTCTGATGTTGAAAAAGTTTTAAAAGCATTTACAAACACAACTCTTTTTGATGCAAAGGGACAATTTAGAGATATGGATGATGTTTTATATGAATTGTCTCTTGAATGGGAAACTCTGTCTCAAAAGGAAAAATCATATATAGCAATTGCTGTTGCTGGTGTCAGGCAAAGAGAAAACTTCCTTGTGCTTATGGAAAACTTTAACGATGTTTTAGAGTTTCAGGAAATGCAAGCAGATGCATCTGGAAGAGCATTAGAAAGATTTGAAATTTATATGAAAAGTGTGGAGGCTAGGGCTAACACATTTAAGGCTACATGGGAAGGTTTGTGGCAGGATGCAGTAACATCAGAAGCAATTGGAAGAATGTATGACCTTGGAACTTCAATGCTTGAACTTCTTGACAAAGCAGGTGGAATTCCGAAACTTATAGAAAGAATTGTTTTCTTTATTGCTTTGTTAAATGCAGAACTAATCGGAACAAAAGCAATTGGGATTATTACATTTTTTCAAAACTTTTGGCTTGTATTAAGTAACTTAATTCCAATACTGATTGCGAATATATCAAACTTGGGTATACTTAATGGAACTATACTTACCCTAAATGGTTTAATGAGTAGTACAGCAGTTGTTGGTGGTGCTGTTGCAATTGCAATTTATTCTGTTATAAAAGCTTTTCAGGCTTATAATAATGTTGTAAGAACAGCAGAAGAAGGAACGGAGAACTTAAAGCAACAATTTAAAGATACTTTTGCAAAAGTTGCAGAAGATACTGGTGATGATCTTGGTGCATTAACTGATACACTTAAAACTGGAATAGAGGCAATAGAGAGTGCCGTTGGTGACGGAATTGAATCAAGTTTTATAAACAAAGAATTATTAAAGCTTGATGCATTTGAAGCATTTGAAATGCAACTTAGAAAATCAACAACATCTTATGAAGAATATCTAAATGCTCTTAGAGATGGTGCTAAAGTATTAAACAAAAACATTGATGAAGAGGGAAGACTTTATGCCGAACATGAAAAGGCAAATGGTCAAATTGAGAGGCTTTATAGCACAACACTTCCAGCATATAGTGAAGAATTATACGAAGCATGGAAGGCACAAAATGCATTAGGTGAAGAAACAGGTGATATGTCTTCTTTCATGGAGGAATATCTTGAAAACCTAGATGGATTAGCATCTGGTCTTGGGGAAGTTGAAGAAGAGGTAAAAGACCTAAGAGATATATTTGGTGATCTTCACAATTCAATTTCAAAAACAATTGATATTTCAAAGAAATCACTAGAGGGAGCTTTATCCATTGATGATATTATGGCTCTATCAGAAGAGTATGAAAGTTGGGTTGATCTGTTAGAAATTGAGGGTGATATTATTACTCTTAACACAGAAAAACTTCAAAAACTTAATGTTCAAAAGGCATATACGGCAAAATTTGAAGCAATGATGGCTGGTGCTAGTGAAAAAGAACTTAAGTTTTATGATGCATACATATCCCAACTTGAAAGAGCAATCCCCATGTCTAGGGACTATGCTCAGTTTTTACAAGATGTTGCATTGCAAGCATCTGGACTAACTGGAAGCTTGGGTGGTTTTTCGGAAGCAATAGGTGAAATATCTCGACAATTTGAAGAGGGTGAGCTTTCTGCAACACAATATTTCGATGCATTGCAAAGACAACTTTCGGAAGCAGACTTTGGTGATTTAGTTGGTGAGCAACAACAGTTATTGTTTGCTGGATTAGTTTCAGATGCATCAAGTTCTCTTGCTCAAATTTCATCAATGTTTGATGCTGGCGAAATGGATATTTTGTCATATTCAGAGCAATTGATAGGGGTTATGGGTGTATTTCAGCAATTAGGTTCTGTTGCTGATGCAAGTGGCATTGAAGTTAGTGATTCGTTAGATCAAATGTCTAATGCTACAATTCAATTGGGAGAACTTCAAAAATTAAACTTCGAAATTGCGAAAGTTGTTCAACTTCAAGCCACTGAAAATTTAAGAATTGGAACTCAAGAATTTCAGGCTTATGCACAAAATATGGCACAACTGGCATTTAATGCTGGTGTTCAAGTTCAAGACTTGCAGGGAAATGTTTTTTCTAGCGCAAGTCAAATAGCAACATGGATGATGCAATCTCAAGAGAACTTTAATAGCTTTACACAGCAAACCGCAGGAGCAACTGGAAATGCAATTTCAGCACTTGTAATGTCTGCTGGTGATTTGCTTGTAACTCTTGGTGATGCAATTGGTCAATTTGATGCTCAAATAAATTTCCAACCAGTGTGGACAGGGGGAATGACTAATTTCCCAATAGATGCTGGTGGTCTTTTTCAAACTTACATTGGGATTCCAACTTTTCAACTTGACATTAGTGGCTCAAGCACATCTATGCAATCTATTGGGAATGCTATTAGCCAATTTGGTGCTAGTTTGCAGGGAATGGCAAGCAATATCAATTTAGGCAATGACATTTACAATTTGACACAACCACTGAATCAAATTACTGGTGCTGGTGGTCAGGTAACTGATGTTTATGATGATCTTGAGGATGCTATATCTGGTGCTACAAGTGCTACAAATGACCTTGCTGATGCAGTTGAGGAAATGCGTAAAAAGCAAATCGAAGCACTCAAAGATCAGTTGGATTCTTACAACAAAATTATTAATAAAAGAAAACAGCTTTTAGATACTATGGTTGCTGAGAAACGCTACCAAGATGAACTACAAGATAAGCAAAAGAGTATTGCTGATCTTCAAAAAGAAATTCTTGAACTATCTTTAGACACTTCGGAAGAAGCAAAAAGAAGGAGACAAGAATTAGAAGCACAACTATCTGAACAACAACAAGAGTTGGAAACATTTCAATTTGAACATGCAGTTGATCAACAACAAGCAATGCTTGAAGAAGAGAGGCAAAGGTTTGAAGATCAAATTGCAAATGCAATTTCTATTATCGAAAACATTCAAGCTGACAATGTTCAACAATTTATTAATAAATTGAGGGAGGCATTGGGCTATATTCCAACACAACAGTCAACACCAGCACCATCAAGCGCAATTCAAAGTGCAGATGCAATGATTGCTAATCAGGCACTAAGCACAGCAATGGGTGGTTCTTCTATGTCTGGTGCATTTGCATCTGCTGGTGATGCCCTTGCAAACTTAACACTAACTGGAACACCAAGAATTGTTACGAAAGAGGTTAATTTCAGTGTTGAAAAATTAATGGAAATTAATGTTGCAGGTAATTTAGATGAAAATGTTGTACCAGATATTGAAAAGATTTCTCAACAGGTTATTGATAAAATAAATCAAATAATGAATTTGAGAGGCTTTACAAGAAGTGCTGGTAGTTATTCAATATAAATATGGTGTGGAGAAATCCACACCATATAATTTTAGGAGGTTTCTATGAGTTTTTGGGGAGCAAGTTTTATTTTCGATGGAAAACCATCAGAACTCTACTCTTTATACATTGCATCACCAAATGGTGGTGATGTTGATGTAACTGGCTCAAGCAATGTTGAACTGTACGTAGAAAGTCTTTACAGAAAGTCAAAAAACTATTTGCTTGGCGCAAAACAATCTCCTGCTTTAGAATTTGATGTTTCGTTCAATAGTCCAAGAGAAATAACTTCTCCTGATATTGGGCATATTCAATCATGGCTTTTTGGTCATAGTCAATATAAAAAATTGCAAATTTTACAATCTGATATGCAAGATGTTTATTTTAATTGTTTTTTGACAAACCCACAAGTTAATAAAGTTGGAAACATTATTCGTGGTGTAAAGGCAACCGTTGTTTGCGACAGTCCTTTTGCGTGGACTTTTCCAAGAACAAAAACATATTCATTTACTGATGCTGATGTAAATAGCATAGTAGATTTTTATAATCTATCAAATGATAATGATTATAATTATCCATCTTTAGAAATAACTGCAAATGAATTTGGTGGTGACTTTAGCATATCAGTATCTCAGGATAATGATAGGCTTTTTGAATTTACTGGACTAACATCTGGTGAGATAATTACAATTAATAATGAGCTTGGAACAATTTCAAGCTCAACTGCCTTGAGAAGATTGTCTAATTTTAATAAAAATTGGTTCAGGCTTGTCAAAGGAAGAAATACAATAACATTTTCTGGTTCTTTATCTCAAGTTGACATGACATATCAATTTGCAAGAAAGGTTGGTGGATAATGCAAGTTTCATATGACATTTTTAGCAGACTTGAAAAACCAGCATTGACATTATGTAATCCAGATAAAACAGAAATTTATTCTCTTTCTATGGCTTATGATGTTGAATATACACCAAGATTTAATGCAGTGAGTGAAATATCATTTACAATTCCAAAAAATGTAAATGGCATCGAATTATCAGTTTATAATTACATTGTAGTTAAAAGATTAATTAAAGTTGAAGGTATTGGTTATTTTGAAATTATTAAAGCACCAGAGGATACAAATGGTGGTGTTGATATTAAAAATGTAATTGCAATTTCTATTGAATTCAAAATGTCAAAAAAAAGACTAACTGGTTTTGGTGGGACATATCAGTTTTATGATGCCGTATCACCAGATGGAACTCTTTTACAAGAAGTTGTAAACCTTTTACCATCTTGGAGCATTGGAAGTGTTGATGCTTCTATTTCGGCAAAATTTAGAACATTTGATGTTCAGGATACAAATGTTTACAACTTTCTAATGAATGATGTTTCTAATGCATATGAATGTATTTTTTCATTTGATACCATAAATAATATAATAAAAGTTGATTCAATTGATAGTGCTGTTTCGCAAACGGATATATTTTTATCATTCGATAATCTTTTGAAACAAGCAAAATTGCAAGAAATGGATGATGAAATAACAACTGCACTAAGCGTTTATGGTGGTGGAAATCTTACCATCAGGTCTGTAAATCCACTTGGTTCTGCAACGATATATGACTTTTCATATTATAAAAATACAGATTGGATGAGTCAAAATTTGATTACCAAATTAACAGCTTGGGAAGCTTTGGTGGCAAGTTATGAATCAACATATGGTGCTACGTTAACGACTTTAAAAACCGCATATGATGATTTAATTGTTTTACAAGGGGAGTTGGTAGCTTTACTTTCAACCCTTGCTGGTCTTGAAGAAATATTAGCAAGCAGAATTCAACAAGGATTGGCAACAGATGATATAAAAACACAAATAGATAATCAAGAAGCTTTAATAAATTCTAAAAACATTGAAATTATTTCAAAGCAAAATGAAATTATAGTTTTGCAACAATCTTTGGTAGATATTAATAATATAGTTTCATTTGAAAGCAATTTTACAGAAAGTGAACTTGCTGAGTTGTCAGAATTTACTTTTGAAAACACATATCAAAATCCAAATATAATTCAAACTGATATTATGACTGATTCTGAAAAACAAGATCAATCTCAATTGTTGTATGATCAAGGGAAAAGTGTTTTGGGTAGAATTTCACAACCAAGATATATTTTTGAAGCAGATAGTATAAATTTTCTTGCCATGCAAGAATTTCAATCTTTTTCAAATGATCTCGAAGTTGGTTCTTCTGTAACAGTTGAACTTCCAAATGGTCAAATTACAACTTCAATTATACTAGAGGTTAAAATAAACTATGACAATCCAGATAAATTTTCCTTAATTTTAAGCAATAGGCTTAGATCAGATACAAGTGCGTATGTATTTAGTGATCTTTTTGGTCAAATAAACAATCTTGGCGCAACTGTTAGCTTTAACAAACAGGACTGGAACAATTGGAGTGAAAGTCATAAAGATGAAGTAACAACATTTATTAGCTCTGCATTAAATGCAACAGTGAACAATCTTGTTTCAACATCAGATCAGGATATTATCATAGATGGTGCTGGTCTTCGTGGAAGACAATGGAATGGTGTAACATTTGATGATGAACAGGTTTGGCTAACAAACAATGTATTGGCTTTTACAGATGATGATTGGGCAACAGCAAAAGTTGCACTTGGAAGAGTGGATGTTGGTGGGGTTACACATTATGGTCTGGTTGCTGATACAATTGTTGGAAATTTAATTGCTGGAAACACATTGACAATTCAAAATGAGGATTTGAGTTTTGTTGTTGATGCAACTGGTGTTTCAATATCAAATGGTAGTATCTCTCTTGAAACAGATAGCAGTAGGGTTTATATTGACCCAACAAATGGAATAAAAATTCAAGGTAACACTGGTGGTACTTGGGTTGATAGGTTTTATGCTGATGGAAGTGGAAATTTGGTTTTTTCTGGTGATTTATCTGGTGCTACTGGAACTTTTAGCGGGAGTATTAGTGCCAGTAGTGGTACTATTGGTGGTTGGAATATTAATTCAAACAGTCTGTATGATAATCTTGGAAATTACATCAGGAGCAATGGTAAAATAAAATTGGGTGCTTTGAGCATAGATGGCAGTACAGCAAGTTTCTCTGGAACAATTTATGCTGACAACATTTATGGAACTATTAATGGTGGGCAAATTGGAAGTGGTATTAATGCAGGTTATGTTACTACTGGAAGTATGAGTGGCAGTAGGGTTTGGGGTGGAACTATTGGTGGTGCTGGTAATGCACAAATAAATCTTGGCTCTACTGTAACATCATTTCAAGCAACAAACTTATTGCTTTATGGAAGTTCTTATCTTGACTTGCAGGGTGGTATTTTATATCTCACTGGTAATAGCCAGATAAGAAGTAACACTGTTACATTTAGAGTTGATACAGATTATTTTGTTATAAACGGAACTTATGGACTCACAGCAGTTGTTTATACTGGATATGCTACACTTAGGTTTTATAAAGGCATATTATATTCTTATTCAATTGGTATTTAGGAGATAAAATGAATGACGTAGTTGGTGACAATCAACAAAAAAAAGATATTAGGGATTTAAGTTTAGGTCAAAAAATTGATGTTGTAAAAAAATCATTGATAGAAATGTATAATGGTCTTCAAGCAGTAGAGGTTAGAGGTCATGGAAACATGCAAATGTTTATGAAGTCAATGAATACAATAATTGATCTTGATCAAGTATTGGAAATGGTTTTAGAAGAGGTTATGAATCTTGAAGTTCCTAATAAAGAAATAGTTGAAAAACATATTTAGAAAAGTGGGGTGAATATAAATGAGAAATGTTTACTCTAACATCAATGATCTTGAGGAAATTATTTTCATTGGTGGTACAAATTATATTTTAGAATTCAATGTGTATGATGAACTTGGTGTTTTAATTGACATCACATCATCAACAGTTGAATGGACAATGAGTTATTATGGGCAACCTGACACTGCCATTTTAACTAAAACTGGAACTAAAACTGGAACAAATACATTTGAGATAGAAATTGATTCAGTAGATACGGTTGACTTAGAGGGAAAATTTATTCATCAACCAGTAATTACAGACTTAGATCAAAATGAATTTAGACCATCACAGGGCATCCTGACAATTGTTCCAAGAATACAAAATGACTAGGAGGTTATACACATGAGTATTACTTATTATCAATCTAATAGAATTTTAGACAAAGACTTTGGTGCTACAAACTATACAGTTCCATCAACATTGTACTTTGGTCTTTCTACTACAACAATTAACAATGATGGAACTGGTGCAACAGAACCAGTTGGTGGTTCATATGCTAGGGCAAGTTTAACAAATACAAAATCGCAATGGGGAAACGCATCAAGTGGTTCTTTATCAAATACTGTTCAGGTTTCTTTCGCAGAAAGCTCTGCATCTTGGGGTACAATTACATATGTTTTCATTTCTGATGCATTAACGAGTGGAAACATGCTTTATTTTGGTGCTTTGTCTCCATCAAGAGTTGTGCAATCTGGTACTGTAGTTTATTTTGCGGTTGGTGCAATTGTTGTTAGCATTGTTAACTCATAAAAGACAAAGGGGTAGAAATGCCATCTATATCTTTTAATGTTAATATTGTTACAAAAAAAGCCTTTGATCTAGTAATTAGAGGGTTTACACCATCTGATAGTTGGTTTGTTCAAATTGTTCAAAAATTTCCAATAACTTTCGCAATGAAAGTAAGTAAGCAATTTAGTATAACAATGAGTGCTTTGATAAATGTTGCTTATAATATTAAATTTAAAGAATATTTGACTTTTGACTTAAATGGTGGTAGAAGGGTAAATACTTTTTCTATGAAGTTTAAAGAGTATTTATCAAAAACAATTTCTCAGGTTAGTGTTTTATCACTTACATGGAAAGAAAATAGTAAAGTTATAACCACAATTTCAAATTTTAATTTTTCTAATGCATTTACTCCAATTTTAGCGGTATTTTATAACCTTTCAGATTGGGATGCGTCAACACTTGGAACTCTTGACGTTGAGACATTAGGAGACTTGGATTATGTGGCTACATAAAAATAACATAAGGAGGACTTTATGGTATCAACTACAACGAATTATAACCTAACTCTTTATGATTCAAGTGACACAATAGAATTATTTTTGGATTATCGTCTTGATATGTGTGGCACTACAAATAGCAATATGACAAAAATTGAAACAGCACTAACCGATATTCAATCAAGTATAGACACTCTTGAAACACAGAGGGGTGCTATTCCAGTTAGTGCAACTTATAATTCTGGAAGTCTTTATGAGGCAACTGGAATTAGCGCAATCACATCATATACAACTGATCTTAAGATCATATTAAAACTGAGTCAAACATCTAATGGAGCAGTTACCTTGAACATCAACTCATTGGGTGTTAAAACAGTATATAAGATTGACAATGATGGTAATGTACAAAACATTGATGGCAATGATCTTGGAAAGAATAGAGAGTATTATTTAAAATATAATGGAACAGCTTGGGTTGTTGTCTCTGCAATTCAAAATGTTGGGGTTTATAAAAAAAATACAGAGACATTATCTACAACAAAAACTTTAAATGATTATAGCGCATCAATTCAATATTTAGACCCTAATGGGGTGAATCGTGATATTCTTCTTCCAGCAGAAAGTGCTTTTAATCCAATTTTTATTATTCATAATACTGCTGATGGTGATGAAGACCTTGTTGTAAAAGAAGATAGTGGAACAACAACAATTGGAACTGTAAGGCAGAATCAGGTTGGATATTTTTATTCTAATGGAACATCTTGGAGGGGGTACATTTCCCCATTTGCAAGAACGACTGGTGACATTTTGTATGCATCTGGTGCTTCTGAAATTACATCTTTGCCAATTGGTTCATCTGGAAATGTATTAACTGTTAGTGGTGGTGTTCCAGCTTGGTCTGGTGATGTGACATCAGCGGTTAGTCAGGCAACAACATCATTGGCTGGAAAATCAGAACTTGCAACAGTTGCAGAGGTCAATACTGGAACTGACACATCAAGAACAATTACACCAGATGCGCTGGCTGGTTCTAACTTGGGAACAAAGGGTATTATTGTACAACTTGTAGAGCCATCAACAGATTGTTCTACTGGTGTTAAATTTGTTTTCAAAGTTCCTGATGCTTGGAATGGTATGAATGTTGTTAACTTTGAAGGTGTTGCAATGACAGCAGGAACAACTGGTTCGATGATTGTTTCGGTTGAGAGGTACAGAGGTTCTTGGGTTGAAATTTGCTCTGGGCTTATCACATTTGATAGTGGCAGTACAACAATATCATCTGTAACAATTAACACATCGAATGATGATATTCAAACTGCGGATTTGATTAGAATGACAATTGATTCTGTTCACACAACACCAGCACAAGGATGTTCTATAACAATGGAAGTCAGATTACCATAACAGGGAGATTATATAATGATAGAAAGTGAATGGACAAGCCATGTTAATAAAAAAAATGATAACCTTCAAGTTAAAAGAAGAATACACAATGGTATAATTTACAGAACAGAGGAAAGGGGTGTGGTAAAGGCAGTTTTGGCTCAGTTTCCAGTTCATAAATATGATCGGGTTAACAGGGCTATGTTCCCAATTATTTCAACATTCGAAAATGGAAATTCTGGAAAAAAAAAGATCAGGGACATAAATATTGATTTTGAGATAGGTGATGATGGAAGTGTTTTTATTCCATCAAGAGGTTTTTATCATCATACAATTGGGATTGGTGATTATGACCAAAAAACAAACACTCTCAAAATTTTATCTACATTTGATAAAAAAACTGGATTTTTTAACGGAAAAAATTTTAAAAAAATAATTGATAAAAATTATTCATCTGAATATGTTGTTCATGAAAGTGGAAGAATAAAGGAAAATCTTCACATTAACGAAATGCCATCTATAAATGGAACTCACCTTGTAATTGTTACAAAGGTTGGTTCTCAAATAAGCAACTTATCAAAAAGAATAAAAAGCAAGAATTTAAAAAATGAAAGCATTTCTATATTTGGTGGTGTTGCTACAGAATCGAGTGGTGATGCCTCTAAAGAAGCGTCTGTTGAGCAGTTTTTTATTGAGGATTCCAGTGGTGTATATGTTTTGTCAGGTGTTAAATCAAGTTGGTTGGAAAACGCTATATTTCCAGTTGTCATTGACCCAACATGGAATTATCAACCAGACGATACAACGGGTCAGGATTGTTATCTTTCCCAAGTTAGTCCAACAACAAACTCTAATGGGTCAAATGTTCTTGTTGGAAGAGTTAATGGTGCTTCGAATGCAAATACAACACTGATAAGATTTGATTTTACAGGTCTTGACGATTACCAAAGTGGTGTTTCGGCAGATTTAACTCTTCGGTTGTATAGCTCACAAAACCTTGACTTTCCCCACACAAATAGCATGAGAAGAATACGTGACGAGAGGGATTGGGTTGAGACTCAGGCAACATGGCAAATATACAAAACCAACAACAACTGGAGTAGTGGTGGGGGTACAAACACAACCGGTGATATTGTTTCAACAGTAAGTGGAAGTTATCAATATACTACTTCTCCAACTGAACCATCGGACATTGTTTTTTCTAATATTTTAATTACAGATTTTGACAACTGGATTAACTCAACATATGTAAACAATGGTTATAATATAGCTGAAACACAATCTGGCGGTCACTATACAGGGAAATGGTATTATTCAAGTGGTTCAGGAACTGCTGGTGATAGACCATTGCTTGAATTGACTTATACAGCCTTATCTTCTAATGTTATTTCATCTTGGTTTTAGGAGGTGTTTATGAATCAAACAGAATGGATTTTAGATTTAATTTCAAAAAGTCCATATGCAACTGGTGCTGACTTTAGTCACCACAAAGGTAATTGGGATTTAAGCAAGGTTGATATGGAGATATTTGAAAAGGTTATGGATTTTATTGTTTTACGTGCTGGATATGGCGCACAAAATGGTGGAATTTATAAAGATGTCAATTTTGATAAAAATTATTCTATAGCATCAAAGCTTGGAATACCTCTTGGTGCATATTGGTATTTTTCAAGCCACTCTGATTGGAAAAGGCAGTTGGGTGCATTTCTTTTATTTTGTGAGGGAAAAGATTTTTCATTTTTTGTTATGGATTTTGAACAATATTATAATGAAAAATCAAGTGTTTTTGCTTTAAATACAATAAAATTTATGAAAGAGCTTCAAACAAGGTTTCCAAATAAAAGAATTATTTTATATGCAAATAGATATGATTACAAGGATTGGCTGTCCCCGTATACATCAGAGGGTAAAAATTTTCCATTTTGGATTGCACAATACCCATATGCAAATTGGGCTAATGGGTTAACAGATCAGTTTAAATCCTTTTGGGAAAAGGTGTTTTTGACATTAGAATATAAGCCAACTATGCCACCAGAAAGACAGGCAAATGATTGGGAAATGTGGCAGGTTGTTTCTGCAAGTAATATTGGAATTGAATTAGGTTTTGATTCTGATGAATTGGATTTTAATATTACAAGAAGAAAAAAGCAGGAGTTTTATGACTGGTTGAGTTTTGTTTCTCAGCCAGAACCACCTGTTCCACCAATTCCAGAACCACCTGTTCCACCAGAGCCAATTGAGCATGAACACAAGGTTGAAGTGTTTATGTATCCAGTTGATTATTTATAAGGAGATTTGTATATGTTAAAAAAAATATTTATTTCATTATTTGGGGAGTTTATTGAAGAAAAGGTTAAAGAGTTTTTTGATGGTTCTCTTTTTGCAAAAAAGGAAGATGTTGACTCTGCTCTCTCGATTATTTCTGCCAGATTAAAGGCTGTAGAGGAACTTGGGCTTGAGGAATTAATTGCAGAAAACGGTCAAAGAATCAATGAAAATTTTCAAAAAATATCTGAAAATTTCAATGCAATTTCTCAGTATGTAACAAAATTCGAAGAGCATGTTGAAGAATATAAAAAACACATTCACAAATATGAATATGTTTTTGATCATGCCCATGAAGATGATAGTGGTGTTTCAGAGCCACCTGTAGAGCCAGAGCCACCTGTAGAACCACCTGTTTTAGATTTTGTCAACTTCAAGCAGTTGCCACAAGAAAAGTGGGCTACAAAAGTCAATGGGTTAAGAGTTGGTTATGTTAAAGTTGGAAAAGATACGCCAATTCAAATTGTAAAAGACAATGTTCTTTATCCATATGAGAATGCAGAGTTGAGAGGATTGGACAATACCGCTGGCAAAAGAATTGTTTTGAAATCTGGTGGTTGGTTTATGGTGTATGCAAATGGAACTCAATATGCAGGTGTTGAAAATCAAAAGATTAGACCGTTTGGGTTTGATGGTGGAAACCTTGCATTTTTGGGAATGGAAGAACAGATTGTAGATGGAATCAATCTCAGAAATGATCTTCCAGAAAAGAAAGCAGGTGGTTTCTTGCCACTTTATTTGTTATACCCTGATGTTGTCGAATATTTTGAACCAACTAGTGGTATTGAGTGGATTTTTTAGGAGAGAGAATGAAAAGAGCAATATGCATTGGAATTAACGATTATGGTGGTTCTGCAAATCTAAATGGTTGCATAAATGATGCTATGGGTTGGCTTGATGTTTTAACTAAGTTTGGTTTTGATGTAAGTGTGATCTTAGATCGTGAAGCAAAAAAACAAGTTATTCTTGAAAAGCTTGAAAACATGATTGGCGCATCATCTTATGGTGATGTAATTGTTATGACATATTCTGGTCATGGAACTCAAGTTCCAGATCAGAATGGTGATGAACCAGATTATTATGATGAAGCACTTTATGTTTCTGATGGTGTTTTGCTAGATGATTCGTTAAGGTCTGTTCTTAATAAAGTTCCAGATGGTGTTGCTGTTTACATTATACTTGATTCTTGTTTTAGTGGAACTTCAACAAGATTCGCAAGTCCATTTTCCGAAAGTGCAAAACCAAGATTTCTTAAACACGAATCAACACCCCAATTAACACCAGAATTAAAAAGAACTGGAAAATTTTTGCAAGAATTTCAAATGAAAGAACTTCTTTTAACTGGTTCTAGTGATTCTGAATATAGTTATGATGCTTATTTTGGAAGTAAATATTATGGTGCAATGTCTTATTATGCAATTCTAACCATAAAAGAAAATCCATTTGGATTAACGTGGGAAGAGTTTTATACAAAGCTTAGAGAAAAATTACCATCATATAACTATCCTCAAACCCCTCAGTTAGAGGGTAATTCTAGTTTAAAGAAAATGTTAATGTGGGGTGGGTATGAGGTTGAAGAACCAGAACCACCTTCTGAACCTGTACCACCTGCTCCACCAGAACCACCTGTGGAAGAGGAAGATATGAATTGGTTTGAAAAGTTTGTTGATTTCTTATCAAAAGTGATAAAATCTATCATTCATTGGTTTGCAGAGAAGTTCTAAATAAAATAGATGTTTTATTAAATTAAAATACCGAATATGTGGGGATGTAGAGGGGAAAACACCACACATACAGGGGGAAAGTTAATAAAAAAATAGGATGCCAAATTGCATCCTATTTTTTTTACGTTTTTTTAACTTTATACCACTTATTTTACTACTTCTTTTATTGTCAATCCTTTGGTAGCCAAAAGAATTGCCCATGATAAAGGTCTTATGCTAATCTTTTTTGGTTTTTCTTTTTCCATTACAACCTCCTTTTTTATTCTTTTATAATAAAATTTTCAATGTTAGTTAATTCAACTTGTAATTATTATTTTGTTTGTTTGTTTCATAATACATGCTGGTTATAAATGATTTGAAAGAACCAAATGTTTGTAAGTCTTTGATCATTTTTCCCAAGATCATTTCCAAGTATTCTTTTTCATCCTTGCCAAGTTTTCTTGGAGACCCATCTTCATTTTCAAATAGGGAGTTCATCTTGTACCTGTAGTTCCAAAACCACCACGATCTTCATTTCCCAATGTTTCTACTTCAACAAATTCGATCTCTGGTTGTTTTTCAATAATTCTAAACTGACAAATTCTATCATTTTTATTGATAAGAACATCCCTTGTTGCATAAACACTTAGAAACCATTGGTCACTATCCCCATTATATGACTCATCAATTACTGCCATAGAGTTAGCAATCAAAATTCCCCAATTTTTGAATGTAGAGCTTCTAGGTAAAATGTGAGCTTCATATCCTTTTGGAAGTTCCATTGCAATACCTAGTGGTAAAAGCCTGTGTTCACCTTTATAAATACCAACATCTTCTGCCAGTCTTAGATCAATCCAGTCCCCAATATCAATTTTTCCAATTTTTTCAATATCTGTAAAATACTTTATCTTTATTTTCAAGACTTCCTCCGCATCGTAATTAATACATGAGTAATTGTAAAGCATTTTTAATCCCCACTTGGTTCAAAATCAATTTCACAAACATCATTGGCACAAAACTTTTCAACTAATGCCTCAGAACCAAACAAACTAGAGTAATCAATCTCATTTAGTTTCGACAACATTTCATAATATTTTTGTTCTGTGATTGGCTCATATGGCATTTGAGGGTACATTCCATCTTTTGCCCTTGGTAATAAAGAAACTGCTTTTAGTCCGTATTGAAAGAAATCTAGTGCTTGGGCAATTTGAGAAACTTCATCTTCTCCGAATGTCACTGTAACAGAAACAGAATTGTCTGCCCAATATTTTTGGGCTAAAGAAGCAAGTGCCATTTGTTCCCACATAGAAACATCTTTAATTGTTTTTACATTTTCACCAGCAAAAACTGGAAACTCAACAACAACAGTTGATTCTTCTTGACCAAATGCAGGTTCTACATGGAATCCAGCACTAGATAAAATCTTTTCAAATTGAGTACCTTTGCCAACTCTTACTCTTCTAATATAATATTGACTTTCTGGATAATGAAGACCAGCAGTACATCCAGCCAAAAGAGAAACAGTTCCAGATGGTTTTACAGTTGTTACTTTTATACTTTCTCTAATTCCCAACCACTTGCTATACACATCATCATAGTACCTAGCTGTTTTATACCCTTCCTCCATCCATTCTATTAGTGTATTAATTCCATGCTTTGCAACAAATTGGGCAATGCCAGTAAGAGACAATCCAATTCTTCTGTTTCTCATAAGAACTCGATTTGTATTTTCCCATCCAATTCCCAATAAGGTCATTGTTTTTGCATACAAATATGCATATTTAATTGTCTTTTTAAAATCATCCAAATTTTCTTGTTTCGGAAGGACAATCTCAACAAGATTACACAACTCCCCATCTTCGAGAGTAATTTCTCCGCATGGATTCAGACCCATAACATTCATATCTTTAAAGTTTCTTTCACCATCCCTCATTCTTCCATACTCTCTTGCATTGTCAATCCAAAAAAGTGCTGGTTCTCCATTATCAGCAATTCTTTTTGCTACCTGTGAATAATCATCACCAATTTTTGCATAAATTGTATTGTTACTTGCCCATCCAAATGTTGCTCTGTGAGGATTAACTTCGTAGTTTTTTAAATTCAAAAACTCTTCTGTTTTGTCTCCAATCATAATCTCTGCTGATCTTCTGGTATTACCAGCAACAACAGCTTTGGCAATAAGATTGAAAATGTCAACAATGTTTGTTGCTGTGACTCCCTCACCTGCTTTTCCATAAAACATTTCAACTATAGCTTCATGCAATTCTTTTAGTGGTTCATGACCACTTGCTGTACCACCAAATGTTTTTATTGGAGAACCATATGGTCTAATTTCAGAATAATCAAATTCATAATTATCTCCACCAAAAAATGCATTGATTGCCATTCCAACAGAATTTACCCAACCCTCTCTAGAATCTGGAATTGTATATTTTAGTTTCAATTTATTTGGTTCTTTAATTTCTAAACCAGCACCCAAAATATCACCACCAACCCCAACACCAGTCATGAGCAAATCCATCACTTGCATAAATGGTTGTCCAGCATTTTCTTTCATGTTGGCTGTACTAATAAATGCACAACTAAACAAGGAACTTGTTAAACCTTTCTCCATAACAAGTGGAGTACCCATAGCCCAAAGACTTCTGCCACTTGGAATCATTTTGAAATTGAATATTCTTTCAAATGTTTCTTTTGCTGATGATTGTGCCTTCCTATTATCCCAACCCAAACCGCCATCAATTACATGCTGTTTTTGAAGAGAAAATTCACCTTCAACAACTCTTTGAACAACTTCCCACCACTGTTCATTGTATCTATTCTCTTTAATGCGAGAATATGTTCTAAAAAAAACAAATTCTCCAAGTCCATTAAATCCAAAATTTGGTTTTTGATTTTTCCACTCTTCAATAAAAGAACTGCTAAAATTAAACCTCTCTAAAACTGGAAATTTCATTAAAACTCTCCCCTCTTTTCTAATATAATTTTATCTTGAAACAAATATTCAACTTCATGAACAAACCATTGAACCATAGATTTCATTCCGCTTTGCAAACCATTATTTTCAATTGTAAAGTCGTATTTAGTGTAGCCATCAAGAGCAATTTCTGATGGATGGTTTCTCTGCTCTTCTGTTAGAGTATTTTCAAAAACACCACCATATTGTGTTCTGTATAAATTTACTGCAACAAATTTATTTTCATAAATATATCTTAGTGTATCAATTTCATTTGGGAAACGACAATCTGGAATAATAAACCAATCAAATTCATTTCTAAAGGCATTGATGAAATTAACAACAGTATCAACCCAAAATGTTTTGTTTAATTTTCTTACAACATCAGTTCCAACTTTTTGCAACAGTGTTCTTCCAGCTTCATCTTTTTCTCCATTCCATCCATAATACTCTTTACAAATAAATTTCAAATAATCTGCATAGTGAATCACAACAACTTTTTTGTTATGCTCCTTTTCCAAGTATTCCTTTAACGTCTGAGCAAAAAAATCCTTACCTGCTTGTGCTTTTCCAGAAATTGTAATAATTGCTTCCATTATAAACTAGTCCTTTTTTCATCTAAATATCTTACAATTTTCAATAATAATTTATTCCACCATCCCTTTACACCACCAGTTTCAACTTCCATTCTTGCATCAAACTTTCCACTAACACTTAGAAGGTTTATTGGTTTAACACGAATTTTGTATTTCCAGTAAATTAGTGTTCTAACAATTTCGTGAAATGGATAATAATTTTTTGCTTCCTCTAAATTGTTTGTATGAACAAATGGAAAAGAACTTTTTACATAAAGATCAGAAGTATATCTGAGAACTTTTCTTTTTTTGCTTTTGATCATTTTATTTATCTTCTTCCTCAACATATTTGATTTGAATTGCTAAAAATACTGGTTCATCATTTGTTGGGCATTGTGTCCAGAAAGTATAATTATTTTGCCAATTTTCTTCTTTGTTAAGTTTAATCACCATTGGATTGATAAATAAAGATGGGTTAAAATTATCCATATTCGGAACTGGTTCTGTTGTATCTAAATTTTTCACAATCTTTACCCAAGAATAACCTTCCAGTGTTGTATCTTCGTTTACAATAAAAGAATTTACTAATTGTTTGATTAGAACTTCATCATGACTTTCTCCACATCTAGGGCATATACTTATAGGCACTCTAAAAGCCATAAGATTTAATGTTTCTTTTTCTTCACTCATATTTACCTCTACTTAAAATTTTATTTACCTTTTATTTAATATTTTATTAACCCTTAACGTAAGTTTATCTAAGGGATTAACTATTTTGTATTTTTTTTGTTTTTTCTTTCTTATTTGTCTATAAAATATTTTCATTACAAACCAATCACGATCAGCACCAATATGGAGAAGATCAGAAATTGAATTTCCAATAAACATATAAATTAACCATTTGTTTTTTAAAATCAAAAATCCATCATAATTTCCTGATAATATCCAGTAAATCATAAATGGAAAGAACATCCAAATCCATCTGGTTAGTGTTCCAATAACTGGAAAGTGTGATATTCCCCTATGTTTGAAACGATAAGCATACCAAGTAAAATATCCAACAATAAAAGCACCAACATCCTTGAACCACTTGTATAGCCTTGCCTCTGAGGTTGTTATGGCATACTGATCTAAATCTGGCTCTATAAAAGAACCTAATAAATATCCAGAAAAAATTGCAATTAATTCAACTTCGCCTGTAAAAATTATGAGTGGGAAAATGACAGATAATGTTGCAACAAGCATGTAGTCAAGTCCCACTCTCCAAATTTGATCATGTATTTTTCCAGATGGCATCTAACAATTAAAAAAGTCGTCAATATTTGTGCCATTCATAATAAGTTCGGCATGTGACAACTGTCTCAAAACACAATTAACAAATTTCTTCCATTCACACATTTTATCTTTATGTCTTGAGTGTATAATCCTTTTTAATGTTTTATAATCAGTACAAACAATTCTTCTTTGCAGAAAAGATTCTGGAAGATGCTTTTTAAACTCTTCTAACATACCCTCTTCTATTAGTTTGTTCAAAAATCTCAAATACAAATCGTTGATTCCACCTTCAAAGCTTTCCTGTGTTAAAGCACCACGTTTTAACGTATGCATTGTTGATTCAGACTGAGTTGACACACCAATTCTTACTTTATCAAATTGTTGCCAAAAATATCTTGGTGCTATTACATCTATCCAAACAACCATTGCCTCTAAAAACTTATCGTGACCATCATCACGATTGGCATATTCCATTAGTTTAAATTCAACCTCTTCTAATGAAACATTTTTCCTCAAAGATAACCCGACAAGTGCTTGCTGGTATCCCTGTTCACACATAACAATTACTTCCATTTTACTTTATACCCCTTTCTATTTTATAAAAATTCTGAAACAATTACATCCGTTTCTAAACCGAAACCCTCTAGGAATACCGTATCAGCATCTTCAATGTTATCAACAATTTTTCCTCTAGCAGTAGCATGTAATTCCAAAAGCTCTTTTACATTCATTTTCTTTGAGTTCATCAATGACAACCCAACCCATTTTAACATTTTCAAATTACTTGCTTGGTTTCCATGTCTTCTACCAGCAACTGAAATGTCAGCAACAACTGCCTCACGATTTTTCAAATCCAAAACAACTGGAATATATGTTTGCGAATCTGACGATACGTTGATTTTATCTACAACAGTTGATGGCTCATAAATTTCACCAGACATCATATCATTTCTTTCCATCCAGCCGATGTAACATTTTTCAAGCTCTTTGAATCCCTGACCAGTAAATGAGATTAGATTTGGCACAGCATAAACAGCACCAAGATAAACTGCATCTTGAACATCAATATCAACAAATTCACTGACACCATTTTCACCAGAGACAAAATCCCCACTGTGAGTAGAAAAACGATTTCTCAAATTTCTATACCATACAGAATTAACAATGTTGAAATTTTCATCATAAAATGTGACAGATAAATCAAGATCAACTCTGCTCATATTATTTTCCCAATAGATAAAAAATCTCAAAATGTTTCCAGAGAATTCAAATTTACTACCTCTTGTAAGACCCATTAGTGATTCGCTTGCTGATCTCTGAGAAAATGGAACAGCATATTTAGAAAGATTTGGATTAATATAAACATTTCCAAGACTTTCAAGTTTGCTAAATCTTTTGATCAATTCCAACTTAATATGATAAATAACATTTTCAACAGTATACTTGTCAATCAGTGGAAGATTATTTACCATTCCATATACTTTTCCAACATTGCTTTTTGGAAAGAAAACTCTATATCTCATATTCATCAAACTAGAAAAATGAGAAACCATGTTGATCAAAACAGTTGTTGATACTTTATCAATAACCTCACAGAAATCCATTACAATCTTTTTTGTTGTAACATGCTCCATTGTATTAATAATTCTATTCAAATTTCTGGCATACATGGTTGGTTTTTCTCGTAGCGTTGAAACAAGCAAACCATACTCACGTTGATTAAAATATTTTTCAACAAGAGAGTTGTATGTTTTTACAGAGTGAACATTATTTCGCACAAAGTCAAACAATCTAATTGCACCCTTATATTTTGAATACCTATCTTCAAATGGGTGAAGAACCTCTCCCAATCTAATCCATTTCTTAAAATGGGGTTTCATTTCAACCATGACCCAAAGCAAAAAATTGTTTTCTGCAAAATTATCTAATAACTGAATTAAAAGTCTTCTAATGCTTCTTGGCATATTGGTGAATTCAGTATTAGTTGAAAGACTTACGTCACCACCAGAAAGATAAGTTGCAATTCTTAAAACATCATTTGGGTTTGTGATGTGATCTGAAATATATTTGAACCAAAAATCTTCACCAAGATGTTTGATAATCAATCCAGAATAAACTGCAACAATCTCTTTCATGGTAATTTTTTCAATTTCCAAAGAAAACACACTTGGGAAAAAGGACATATACCATTCAAGATATGCAACATCACGCTGAGAAATTGATGTTTTTGATTTCAAGATTGCGGTAAACATTTCAAAAAAGTCTCTTGTTTTTCCAAGATCAATAACTTTTAATTCATCAAATTTTTTAACTTCAATTTTTTGTCTTGAAAGTTTCTCATATACAGGGGTAACATTTCCACCAGACCAATAGTGCATAATGGCATTGATAAGCAACTCAACTTCATGTGCTTCCATTACCTGTCTTGGAAAATTTGGATACATTGCTCTATGAACAACATCATTTCCCAATCTTTGATTTAAAACACCAATAATGCTTTCAAAAGCATTATCAATATCTGTCTTGGAGTGTTTTGAAAGATGATCAAATAGTTTCGATGAAAATGTGTAACCTAAATTTACCAAACCATACATCATTGTCGCAACATAAGCTGTGTTATGTGCATCACGATATGTACGATCTGGTAAAATAACTTTATTTTTTCTTTCCATCAAAAAATAGGTTGCTTCTGAATTATTCATTTTTTTCCTTTTTGTGAAATTGGGAAATTGGCATTCCTATAAAAGTGTGCGGTTTTTTGGAAGGAAGGAATGCCATAGCCCATTTTAAAAGTTTTTGGGAAACTGGAATATCTAAACGGTGAAAGTCTATTTCAATTTAGAAGGAAGACACTCCATAGCCCAATATAATATCATTCTACCATTAAACTTTATTTTTGTCAAGAAACTCGCTTACCATTCTCTTGCTATTTTTTTCTGAATTGCTCTGATGCAAAACATTAAAAAACCACCACCCAACCAAGACAACATTGCTACCCACATCCAATAACCAAGTACACTCTTGCCCATAAAAAATTCCATTTCCATGTTGTGATGCATTGTTGATATAGTAGTTAGCGTAATTAGTGGATAAATAAACATCCAAAACAAAAAGAAATTCATCAAGTGATCTTTGTGCTGAAACCCACAAGATTCACATTTTGTAAACAAATTTGCCTTTGGGTTTCCCTCAACATCTATGTATGATGGCAAATCATCAATGCAGTTTTCACAATAAAATTCAACCCGAAGAGCATGATAATTATAACAACGATACATATGTGAGCCAGTACCACTTCTAGCTTCCTTGTGAATATCCTCAATTGATCTACTCATATTAATCTCCAATCATTCATTATACTTTAACAAAAATTTATTTGACACACATTTGAAAGAAACATCTTTCTTTTCATTTCTGAAAACAAATCCCTCACGTAAAACATTTGGATTTATATGCGATCTTCCATCAACATAGTGCATCAACATTTCAACATCATCAATTCCATCAAATGTAAATTTCGTAGCAACAAGTGGACACCAAGATATTCCATAATCCATTAATATTTCACTAGATGTAATTGAATTTATTTTTACACCATCAACAATAAAATTGAAAGCATAAAATTCTGGCTCACTGACCAAGTATTTATTCCCTTGTGCGCTTGGAGAAATTGTCTCTCCCTGAATTGCAACAAAGTGTTTTGCATCAGTGATAACAAAAATTGATTTTAAAACATCTTCTATTTTATGATAATTTGCAATAAACCAAAATGGACTATCATCTTTTTTCCACAATCTTAAATTTCTTGAGCATACTCCAAAATCAAATTCTGTTTTCCTCAACCATCCAAGCTTTTTCTTTTCGAGAAAAAATGTTGTGCTTTGTCCATCAATTTTTTCTCTTACAATATATTGTGTCTCTTTGTCTTTAAAAACAAATGGCATATTTTGAATTCTTGTTTCATCAGTCTTTGAAATAAATCTAGGAAATCCACGATTGTCTTTTCTATTCAAAACAAGATTTCTAAACCATTTAAATCTAAGCAAAAATTTTGGATATTTTGGAGAACCCTTTTTTCCTGTGGGTAGCTTTCTGTTGTATTGATCTGGTTCGTATTTTTCAACTCCAAGAATTTCAGTTACATCATCACCAACTTTATACCTGCTTGTATTTGGTAAAAGTAATTCTGGCTTGAAACAAATTCCCTGAGAAACAACCCCTGCCATTCTCATTGTCTTAATCCTGAAATTGCGTTTTCTCAAGAATTCATATTCTTCTCTAGGTGGTAAAACAGAATCAATTTCAATGTAAATTGTTTTATCACCAATAACATATTCCCCTTTTCGAACAATTACCCACCATCCCAAAACTTGTGCGTATTCAATATTGTCATATTTTGGGATTGGCTGAATGTCTTCAATTACCTGAATGCTTGCCAATGTTCTTTCACTCATTTTTTATTACTCCATGTATGTTTTATTTTTCCATTATATATTCTTTCAAGAATTCTTTCAATATTAATTTCAATGTCTTTTTCTGTTGGAATCCAATCAAGCATAAATTCACTATCCCAACTAAGTGATAATACAGGTATGCTTGTTTGAATTCCCCTTGCATCTAATTCATTTTTTAATTCTTCATGACGATGTTGCAACCAAAGACCTTTATCCAAAAAGAATTTTACATGACCATCACCCAATTTATATTCTTTAATATCACTATGCCTAGGTTCTAAATGTCTCACTCTTGGAAGCTCTCTATATTCAGCAAACAGATGTTGGTCTGACAACTCTTCAACTGGCAAGCAATTTATTCTAGTCATTATATTTTCCTAGTAGTTTGTTTTTTCTTCAAAATATCCTAACGTCAAATACGTAAGAGCATTTAGGTACTTCTTTCTCAAAAGATATTTTCTTAATTCATCATCAACACATTCTAATTTGCTCAAATTAGAAGTAAGATCACATAATTTTATGGTTATAGCACCTTTGTTTCCACTATTTTTCAATCGAACTGTGTAAGCACTGTAATGATCATCTACTTTGTTGTGAGTAACAAGGTCTACAAGATTTGCCACATTCCTACCAAATTCTTTTTTGATCTCTTCCAGAGTGACCTCTGTATCTTCAACAATATCATGTAAGATTGTAGCAACCAAAACATCCTCATTGCGCCTAAATTGTGTTTGGCAAACAAGTTTCAAAACATCTAAAACATGCTCCTTAAAATAATCCTTACCATTATACAATTGACCTTTGTGTTTCTTGATTGCAAACATCATTGCAGAAGCAATTTTCTCAGTCATTATAAGTTCTACAGGTGGTTCTTTTCTGTTATTCTTCATTTTCAACTCCTTCTACAAATCTTTTTTCAAAGAATGATAGAATTGTTTTCATATGATCAACCTGATCTTTGGTAATCCAAAAACAAGTATCTCCACTACTGTCTTCAAACAAAATTCCATCTTTTGAAACAGTTGCAAGGAAATAAGATTCATCCCAAATAGTTTTGCTTTTTATATTGACCATTCTAACAGCACTTTCAAAAGCAAACTTTAATGAATTTTTTCCCTTAGTTAATCTTTCAAATAAAACATGCTTCACATCATCCATAAAATTATCCTTTTATTTAAACTTGTATTGAGATTAAGTATATCTTAATTTTATATATTTGTCAAGGTTAAAAAGTAATTAAATCCTTGATCAAAATTATCAAAATAAATTACCCTTGGACATTTTGCTAAAAACATAGTGTATTTATTATCACTTTGTTCATTTACAAAGATAACTCTTTTCCCAAGTCCTAATGCATAGCCAGCTTCTACCATCATGGCATGTCCAGCAGGATTAGACTTCTCAAGATATGCAAAAACTAAATCACATTTCTCTACACCAAACATATCCCAAAAAGTAAATTCTTCAAAAACCTTTGTTCCATTATTTCTAGGGTCAATAAAGTGAACAAAATTGGCATAGATTTCATCTTCCTCTAAATCTGTAAAACTTTTTTGCCAACCAGTTCTCATTCCACCTGCTAAATAAACATTAAGCATTTTTTTCTCCTGTCTTCACTGCTTCTTTTTCTAAAAATTTATCTACTCGATCACATTCTCTATACATATATTCTCTATATACATATTCCTTTTGCTCTGGATTATCAAAATTGAAAAAAGATTTGTTTTCTATTTTTTCAATATAATAATTTAAATTATATAAACTTCCATTTTTCATGTGTGAGTTTGATGTTTGAACTGCCTCAATCCTGTCTACAAGAATTTTCATTCTTTTGAGAAGTATTTCAAATTCATCTTTCATTTTGTTTTTTATTTTCTTTTAGCAAAGCCTTTCTTATACGATATGTTTCTAAAAATTTTTCCAAGTGTTCAACTTGATCTTCCATCAAATATATAATTTCGTCTGCTGAAACATCAGCTATCATCAACATATCATGAGAATCCATTTCAAAAACAACCTGCTTACTTTTGTAACCATCTTGACCTAAAACTTCAACATATGTTTCTGCAACAAGAATTTTATCTCCATCATAATATTCTTCTTTATAACAAATAGCAACCCCAATATCTGGTTCTGTTTTAGTAATAGACATTGTTGGCAAATTAATCTGTTTCATTTTTTTCTACCTTTACTATAAATTTTTCAAAACCTTCAATACACATATCAACCCATTCATTCCATTCATCATCTGAAATTTCATTGAATCCATTAGAAACATCAACATTCACCTGTGATTTTGAAAAGAATCCGAATGTATTAAAAAATCTACCAACAACAATACCTTGTAAAAATCCCCTTTTATCAACCCCTGTAACACGATATGCAAATGAATATTGATCTGGAATGCCATGCATATTACTCACATTTGGTACATTTGATGGAAAAACACCATCACTTGCTGACCAAAAATTTTTGCCAATAAGTTTTGAATTTTCTTCAACTCTAACTTGGTCTTCCAACTCTTGAATTAATCTTCCTTTTTCAATCCATTCTCTTCTCAATTCAGCAACATCTTTTTTTAAGTTATTCACATTAATCTCCTAATATGCAAAATCATAAATAATTGGTTCTTGTGTGTCTTCCCTAATAGCCCAATTGACAGCACAATCTAAATCCATAAGACCATACATTATTTTTTCTCTTTTATCATTAATCAAATCGTTAAGTTTATATTTTTCACAAAGGTATTCAATAATTTCCGAGTAGTCACTTGGTTCTTTCATTTCAACAAACTCAACAACAATCCAATGTCTTCCATCAAGAACTCCCCAATCAAAAACATATGGGAAGTATTTCCTATCATTTTCATCCATTGCAAGCCACTTTTCAACTTCCCTTTTACACTGTGGATTCATTTGCCCATATCTGCTTGTATCAATTTTGATCATAAAATTTCCAATTGTGTAAACAGACCTGCTTGGATTTGCCCATTCATAAGGGTCTTTAAATTTTCTTGCACGTTTCCCATTTACATAAAGAAATCTTCCATTCTTTCTAAGAGTAAAATTTCCATTTTCACCATATGAAATACTATTATCCCGAATGCTATAAAATGAAAGTGGCGGTTGCATGGTTGCTATTCTCCAAGTTCCCTTTTTAATCTTTCATAAAGTTCCCTTTTATAATCTAAGGATTTTTGTTGAGCTATACGATTTTCCTCTTCCTTCTTGGCTTCTAATTCAATTTTTCTTTGCTTCAATTTTTCAATATGTTCATTAAGCTCATATTCATCAAACATAATTGAAAATGGCACAGCAAGATATTGATATTCACTTGGACAACAACTGCAACCATCTTCCTCTAGTTTGAAAACAACTTGTTCATCATCATGTTCAATATAAGTTTCATCAAGAGTAAAACCATTGTTGAGCATTTTATCCATACTTTGTTCCCCAAGAGATTTTTTAACAATGTTGATTACTCTCATTGCCTCTTTTGTGATTGCATCTTGTAATCTTTCATGTTCTCTAAAATATTTTTCTCTAATAGCAGAATTCATTTACAACTCCTTTATCCAAGTTTGTCTATTAATACTTTTATTTTCTTTCAAACATCTTTTGTAGGCATATGGTTCTGCCAACAATAAACACCTTGACCTTGCCCTTGTTATCATTGTGTATAAAAATGTTGCATCCAACAATGTATAATGTGACTTATCAATAATACCTATAACCGTATCTGCCTCAGAACCTTGATATAAGTGTGTTGTAAGGGCATAAGCATAATCAATATCATACAATTCGTGAACTGCATATGATATTTTATTTTCTCCGTAGCCAACGATTATTTCTGTTGGCTCACCAATGCTGTCAGTTTTTATTTCCACAATATACCCCAACTCACCATTAAAAATTTGTTTATCGTAATCATTAACCCTGTGTATAACTTTACAACCCTGTTTATAAATACGACCATCTTTCAACTTAACTTGTGGAACATCATCATTAATCAAAATATCTTGAATCTTCTTGTTTATTTCTAGTGAGCTATTTATTACAGTATTTTTTCTTGGTGTGAGAATAAAAACATCATCGAGACCAACATCTTTTACAGCATCTAAATATCTTTCAATTGCAATTCTTCTCAATTCAGCTTTATCATCCCTGAACATATAATACATATCTTTATTTTCACCATGTACAATTCTTCGCAATGGCTTTTCAATTGGTGATATACCATCCCTTATTTTATTTGCATCTGTAATTATACCAGATTTTTCTGCTTGACGCAAGATTTTGGTCAGTCTATTTACATTAATATTTCCTTTTTCAAGTAAGTCTCCAAATACATTTCCATAACCAATTGGTGGAAGCTGTTTTGAATCTCCACACAAAACAACCTTACTACCACTTCTTACTGCCAAAAACAAACGATGAAAAATATATGCATTTACCATGCTTGATTCATCAACAATAATAACATCATATGGTAATTTTGTTTTGCTACCATAATAAAACTGATTCTCTCCCATTGCACCCAAAAGTCTATGTATTGTGGATGCCGTTCTTCCTGTGGTTTCTTCAATTCTTTTTGATGCCTTTGCAGACAATGCACAAAGAGCAATTTGTTTGTTTCCGTAGATATTGACAATTCCACGTAACAATGTGCTTTTACCACTACCTGCTTTTCCTGTAATGATGTTAAAATTATTTTTCGTCATTTGAATCAGAAATTCAACCTGCTCTTCTGTAAATTTAAATCCCTGCTGTTCTTCTGCAATTTTTATCCCATTGTTTATTTCTTCCTGAGAAATTTCCAATGGACTAGAGCATGAAATCATTTCAACAACTTCAAGAATTTCTTTTTCTGAATTATAATAATAATTCAACCCAATTTTATCATTATTTATATATAGAAAACTTGGATTTTCTTTTTCAAATTTAATCAATTCATCTAAAAGCTTTTCACATTCTGGTATAAAGTCTAAAACACCATATCGTATTGTATCAATTGTTGTCCATGTATGACCTTCATTTTCACCTAATTGAACAAGAAAGTATTCAATAAATGCCATCAACCTTTCCATTGACACTTCAAGCTCTGGATTAATTTTCACAGCAATTTTATCTGCTTGTGCAAAAGAAATTCTATCCAGCTTTGTGATAACATATGGATTTTGTAAAAACATATCCTTTGCAACAGCAGGATTTGTTTCCATTGAAAAAATCTTTTTGATCTTTGCAAGACTAACACCAATTGGTGCTAATAAAACCATCAAGTCTGCCATTAAATAATTATCAAGTATTTTTTCTTCAATTCTTTGCATTGTAAATTTTCCAATGCCATCTAATAAACTTAGATCAACTTCATATTCTCCACTTAGAACCATTTCAACAATATTTGGATATACGTTAAGAAGTGTCTCCGCTTGTCTTTCAGTTACAAGTGTTTTAAGAAACGTCTTTTGATCTTCAAGGCTTTGTGGTGCTTCATGTTGTACAGAAACAATTTCATAATTGTATGACTTATATTTTTTAGAATAAGCAAGCTTTGCCTTCACATGATATTTCATTGATGGGTCAAGCCTTTGTGTTTTCCCAACAAGATTAGAAGTATAAACAGAGGGTTCTAACCCAAATGGGTCAGGTCTTTCCTTTGTTTCTGGCAATTCTTGATCTGTTTCAAATGCGTAAGCACCCCAAAGAGTGCTATCATCAAAAAACATTTCATATGTAATTGTTGCATCAAATTCAAATTCTTTTCCTAAATCTCTATTATGCATTGACAATCTCCAATCTTCCTTCTAGCCATGTTTTATATTCTTTTAATTTTTCAGCAACGAATCTTCCATCATCAGTTATTTTGCACAAAACTGCAATATCATTTCCCTTTACAAGATGCTGAATGTATTCGCTATACTTGCCACTCCAAAAAGTAACATCAATTATTTCCGAATGAGAAGTATATAAACTAATGAAACAATAAGCCTTTCCATTCCTGTCTTTCTTTTTTGTAATGTCTGCAACAACACCAACTAAAACACATTTTTCACCAATTTGATTATTAGAATAATGTGTAATAAAATTGTTTGCCAACTTGAATGGGTTTCCTGTTAGAAAAATTGAAAGAGTTTCAAACTCCCACAATTTTTCACTTGAAAGATACTTCTCAACAAAAGTATCAATGTGTTTTTTCAATCTTTGAATTTGCTCTGATTCAAATGATAGTTTTCTGGCACTATTATACCTCTCTAGCTTTTCGTCTTTGTTCATTTCTTTTGGAAATGATAAATGCCATTTTTCCAATAATATTTTTTCTGATGGTAATGTTTTTACTGGTTTGTATTCTCTTTCATTATATAAACTTTGTGCATAATCAATAAGATATTGACGTTTATTTTTAGTTGGAATTGCACCAGACTTTATTAAAGAAACTACCTGAGAGACATTTGGAGAAGTTCTTTCTATAAAATCAAAAAGGTTTTCATACTTCCCACCCTTAATTCTTTCTTCAACAATTTTGTCTGATAATGTTTGACCAATTCCTTTTATTGCCTCAATACCAAACAGAACTTTATTTTCAACAACAGAGAAACCCCTTTCTGACTTGTTGATGTGTGGTGGCAAAACTTCAACACCAAATTCTTGTGCATCAACAATATACTTATTGATAGAGCCATAATCACCAGTGTTTTGATTCAGTAGTGCCTTGAAAAATAATTCTGGATAGTTGGCTTTTAAAAATGCTGTTTGCAATGTAATTACTGCATAGAGAGCAGAGTGTGATGCATTGAACATATACCCACCCTTATCTTCCATGTACTGACTAATTTTGATTGCAAGATCATGACTGTATCCATTATCAATAATTTCTTGATAAAGTTTTCTTGCTTCTCTTCTTACCAATTCCAAATCTTTCTTTCCAATTGCCTTTCTAAAAAGATCAGCACCACCCATGCTTCTGCCAGCAAAAAGCCTAACAATTTCCATTAGTTGTTCTTGAAAAATAATTGTTCCATATGTATCTTTTACAATATCATACATATCTTCATGCCACAACTCAATTTCATTTGGATTTTGTTTAAACCTAATATAGTCTTCAAGCATTTGAATTGAGTCTGGTCTATATAACGCCAAAACAGCACTAACATCATTAAGGGTTTCTGGTTTGAGTCTTAATAAAAGCTCTTTCATACCTTGGGATTCAACTTGAAAAACACCATTTGTTTGAGCATTTTGCAGAATGCCCCACATCTTTTTGTTTGACAAAAATTCATAGTTGTTGGGATTGATTTCCCATTCGTCTATTCCAGCATCATTAATTATCTCTTGAATCAGGGTTAGTGTGGAAATTCCCAAAATATCAAACTTTACAATACCAATGTCTTCCGATGTTTTCTTATCAGCTTGAATGACATGCTCACCTTTAGTACCCAACTTCATTGGCATATAGTTATTTATCTCAGTATCAACAATCCCAACACCACCTGCATGTGTGCTGACATTTCTAACCCTTCCATACAATTTTGATGCAACTTCAAAAATTTGTGCGTATTCTGGATATTCTTTTTCAATTTCTGGATTATCCATCATACACTCTTCAAATGTTTCACGAACAAATCTTTTTGAAATTTGTTCTGTAATTTTGTATGGAACACCCAAAATTCTTCCAGCATCTTTAATTGCCACAACAGGTGTTATAAAAGAGTAATTAATAATTTGACAAACTCTTTCTTCTCCATATTTATTTGTAAGATATTCAACAACACGATCTCTATCTCCAAAATCAATATCAATATCTGGCATAGAAACACGCTCTGGATTTAAAAATCTTTCAAAAATAAGTTTGTATTTAATTGGGTCAAGCTCTGTTATTCCAAGAAGATAACAAACTAAACTTCCACCAGCAGAACCACGACCTGCACCAACCATAATACCATTTTCCTTTGCCCAAGAAATAATATCCCAAACAATAATAAAATATCCAGCGAAACCCATGTCTTTAATAACATCAAACTCATACACAACCCTATCGGAATATTCTTCAAGAGTATCATCATACCCTTCCCCAAATTTCTTATCCCATCCAAGATAAATAAGATGCTTCAAATATTCTTCATTGCTATCAAACCCTTCTGGAAGCGGATAGTGCGGTAATGTTGGTTTTTGAAATGGCATATTTACTTCTTCAACCAAGTCAAGAATTTTATTTGTTTCCAAAAGACCTTTTTCAACCATATCAAAGCCAATCTGAGAATCCATTATTTCATGAATTTCACTTACAGATTGCACATAACAACCCTCATAAATTTCACCAATTGTTTCATCATCCCTTGCAATTTGAACAAGTTTCTCTTGATACTTCAAATCCTCTTCTGTAGCAGAGTGAGAATCTGTTGTAATTACAAATGGAATGCCAGTGTCTTTGTGAATTTGAATCAGTTTTTGGTTATATTTCACTTGATCTTCATGTCTGTGTGATTGAAGTTCGAGATAAAAATTAGGAAATAATTTCTGGTATTCAAGTGCATACACAACACTTAGGTCATAACTTTCTGTTCTTGAAATTTTAGATGCCAAACACGCAGATGTTACAATAATATCATCAGCATATTCTGACATAGCATGAATATCAATTCTTGGTTTGTAATAAAACCCATTAAAATTTGATATGGTAACAAGTCTATTCAGAGCAATTCTGCCACGTTCATTTCTGGCTATTGCAAGCAAGTGAAAATATTTATTATCCTTGTCTTGCTTGAGCATATCAAATGCTTCATAAAATTCAACCCCATATAACATTCTAACATTTGGGTAGTTCTTTTTTATCTTGTCAAAATACAACCAAGAATAGGCATTGCCATGTTCAGTAATGGCAATGCCCTTTAGACCTAATTCAGTAGCACGTTTAAGATATTCTTCTGGTGAAGAATAACCATCTAGTGTTGAAAAATATGTGTGATTATGAAGTGAGGTATAGTTCATTAAACATCCTTTATTAAACTAATTTGTTATAATTTTCTTTTGTTGGATTTTTGAGATATTCTTTCATATCTTTTTCGTATTGCTCTTTCTCTAACTCAAGCCTTTTCTTAACAATTTTTTGATACTCAATATGTTCATCAAATTCTTTTAGTGCTATTTTTTTTGCTTCGTTTAAATCTCTTGCATAACATGGGATTTCAAGATAAGAACCACCACCTTCCTCTTGACTCCTCCAAGATTGTAATATCATACCATCCAAAAATGAAACATCAGTATTCTTCGTTTCTTGTATTTCAATTATCTCTCTATTATCTAGAAGTATTTTTATAACATATTGATTATGTGTAGCAACTATGTCACCAACAACAACATCATATTCAATAAAATAATACCTTCCTTGTTTCCTTGCCTGTTTGATAAATTTTCTAGCCTTTTTCTCTTTAAAGAAAACCCCCATAACACTTGTATGTGAAACCTCACACTCTTCATTGCCACAACAAATACAATCTTCTGCTTGTGATACAAGATAAACTCTTTTTGCATTAAGTATCATTTCAATAAAATCCTTATTTTATTTATCCTCTTTGAACCATTTTATTGCGCTTCCAATTGCAATCATCAGGTTTAAAACAGATGATGGCAATAATCCAAACTGTGCTGGACTTAGCACGTAAACTGCATAATACATCCAAGCAAAACTATTGAAGATTGCAATAATCCATCCCCATTTTATTTTTTTGCCAACAAGAAAATTTGTTGCTACAGTTGCCATGCTAAGTATCCAGTCCATTTATGATCTCCCCAAAGATAAACTTTTGGTTTCAATTAAACTATTCATATATTTGGTTGTAACAATGTGTTTATCACAAATGCAAAAATTTGAAGTTGACAACCACCCACCATCAAAATTCATGTGAAACCACTTTCCACCCCTGTTCACATAAAGACCTTTAGGTAAAGCGTTATCTTTATCAAACTCAATTGCCTCTTCCAACTCTATGAAAATTAATTTTTCAGCATCCATTCTTCTATTCCTTATTTACAAATTCAATTTCCTCAATATAACACTGAGCATTTTCTTCACCATTGAATTCATTAATAGATGGTTTACAAACAATGTTAATTATAGCACCATTCTCTGTAAAAGTCAAGGCATCCAATTCTTCTTCTTCGCAACCAAACTTCAAATATGTAACATCATTGATGGTTACTTTAAACGTATTTCCACTTCTACCAAGAACATCAGCATCTTCTGGCATTACAACCAAATTATTAATTACAATTCTCATTTCATCCATTCCCTGACCAAAGAATGGTTTGGTTTGAGCCATTTCAAAAATCATATCTGCTGTAACATCACTTGCTTCAAAAACATAATCAACAAGATATGTTTTGGAAAAATCAAAATCCTGTAGCATTTCATTGATGTGTTCAATTGCAGGTAAAATATCTTTCTTTTTAATTGCAACACCAAATGCATTTCCATGTCCCATAATCCAACTGAAAAATCCAGTTTCGCTTAGAGTTTGTTTGAGGTCTTCAATATCACATTCAATGTTTCTTCCAGAACCAGAGTATGATGATCTATCGTTGTTTGGTCTCAGAAGTAAACATGGTTTGCCATATTTGCTTGCAAGCTTCATTGCAACAAGCCCTGTATAATTTTTATCAAGCTGATCTCCAACATTAACAAACATCACCTTGTTTTTATCCCATCCCTTTTCTTCAATAACAGGAATGAGTTTATCCATTGCCTTTTCAATTTCTCTGTTCTGTTTATTTCTTACATTGACACACAATCTTGCAACATGCTCGAAAATATTTTCTTGAACCTCTTCATCAGCACCACGTTTTTTATATGGAAAATATTCCATTTTTCCAGCAAAAGCTTTGAACATCTTTTCTTGATCTTCCATACTGCCAGCACGAATCATTGCATTAATAAGAGGAACAATATAGAATTGAACACCAATAATATCAACAACACCCTTTAGGGAATAATTTTGTTTCAAAATCAATTGTTCAAAAAATCCGTTTCTAACAAACGACAACCCCAAATCAACAAGCCATTTGTTCTCATATTCTTTCAAGCTCATACTATCTGAGATAATGGAAAGCGCAACCAGATCAAGAAAATCATCTGCAATATTTTCTGAAAATTTTTCGTCAAGTGCTTTTAAGAACTTGTAAACAACACCTGTTCCAGACAAATATTTGTTTTCGTATTTTGGACTAAGATGTGGATTGACAATTAGAGCAAATCTATTTTGCTTTTCAATTTCGTGATGATCTAAAATCAGAACATCAATTCCTCTAAGTTTCAATCTTCTTGATTCATTTACATCATTAGAGCCAGCGTCTGGAACAATCAAAAGACCAATATTATCTGGAATTGAAATATCTTCTGATAAACCATGCTTTTTACTTGCATGAAAGAAAAGTCTAATTTTTTCTTCATCATAAATTTCTAAAAGATATTTATACAAAATTGAAGCAGATGCAAACCCATCAGCATCAGTATCAACAACAATTCCAATAATACTTTCTTTCGCAATATGATATTCCAATAATCTAACAGCATCCTCAATATTCTCTAGGTTTTCAAATGGGATAATTTCATGATTTCCAACCGCAAGATAACGATCAACATCAACAATCCCTCTGTTCTTTAAAAACTTTTTTAATACTTCGCCCTCTTTATACGTACTATCTTCCTGTAATTTGTATTTCATTTTTACCTACCTTATTTTAAATAAATTGTTTTTTAAAAGAGTTTCAAATTTCTCTTTGTTATCACTTGGACTTTCATGTTCATCCAAAATATTATCAGTATCAATAATCGCTAAAATTTCTATTGCTGGTAAAAATTTATCTGCAATGGATTCAAGCTCTTCCTGTGTCACATCCTTATCAAAACATAAAATTATTTTTACACCTAGTCTTTCCAGCTTTTGAATCTGTGTTTTTGAGATCATCTTTCCACCAATTCCAACACAGTTTTTATGCCCCATATCCCATAACTGCATACAAGACTTTTCCGACTCACCTACAAACACACTACCCTTGAGTTTAATCTCTTCATACGTTTTATATAAACCATAAAGTATTTTATTTCTAGGACATTTCTCAAGATAAATATACTTATAATTACCCTTGTACTCACACTCAAATATCCTACCCTTAACACCAACAAGATCACCATGTTCAGATCGAATTGGGATAGTTATTCTATTTGTAAATGGGTCATATCCAATTTCAAATTCTTTTTGTGTTTTGTAACTGATACCGTCATTTTTGAATAAATCGTTAACATAGGGGTAATAATATTTTAATATCTTTTCTGGTATAGGTTTAATTGGATTGTCTATATCATCAGAACCATGTTTATTCATTTTTGAAAGTGTCTTTGTTAGCAATAAACTTTTTGGCAATTCCTTTGACATATCATGATAAACATCAATCCCAATTACTCCACAGATATATTTGAATGCCTCAAAAAATGACATATCTTGGTAAAATTCTACCAATGAAAATATATCTGGTGTAACATTTGACTTTGAAATGTTTCTTGTATAATTTATGCAGGGCAAATATTCATTTAAGTAAACTGTAACAGCTTGGGAATTATCTCCATCTGGATTTGCACAGGAATAATAATCATCTGGATTCCCTTCGTGCCTTTTTATTGAATGGCAACCAAGAGAATCCAGAATTGTTTCAACTAAATCATTCTCCAAAATGTACTCTTTCAAATCCAGAATGTCCATTTATAATCCTTTATGAATTAAAGAACCAACATTTTTCCATATATTTAGATCGAGATCATACTCAAATAATGGATTGAATTGTTTTGAACCACCACGATTTTTATCAACTATTACTGCAAAATATTTTTTGTTTTGATCTAATGGGAGAATTTTTGGTTCTCCCCAAACCTCATGTGATGCATATTCATAATTCATGTATTCACCTTGATAAATTCTTTTTCCCAACAAAAGGTAATCTACAACGTGCTTGATTTGTTTTGCATTTGCAATGTTATTACTGCTAAGATCAAAAACATTTGTAAAGTGTGTATCATCAGTAAGTTGGAACACAGCCCACATAAATATATTTAGCTCGGTTGCCAGTTCTTTCAATCTTGTTGTTGTTTGTTTTAAAGATTGCCAATCATCTGTTTTCCAACCCTTTAAAGTATCATACCCAAAATATTTTACACCATAAACCAAAGCATGTCTTCTAATTTCATGCTCCAACATTTCATCAGAGTATCCAGTTCCCACATCCTTGAATAAAAGAAATCCATTACCTTCCTCTTCAAGAAATTTTGCAACCCTGAGAACATCCCTGTATTCAGCAGATGTTTTGTAAACTCTCTGTGTGTACTCTTCTTCGCTTTCTAAAAAATTACCATCTTCATCTACATATCTTGAAATTTGTTTTCCATTATCATCAAAATAAATTCCCAAAACAATTTCACGTTCTTTCTTTATTCTGCTAACACCATGTAATTTTTTAAAACACTCATTGTTTAATACTGTTGTAATAAGAGCAGACCTAAGATCATCTTCTGACATTTCATTGCTCATTAATAAAAACTTTTGCTTTTTAACAAGCGCAGTATGAGCCATCAAGAGCATAAGATTTCTTGACTTACCCTCATTGCTAAGAAATCCATTTAATACAATTTTACCCAATCTCATTCCACGAAACATTTCATTTATTGACCACCAAGGATAATCTAATCCCATTTGTGGTGCAATTAAATATTCGGATACAGTGTTTTGAATACCATGATTAAGTGGTATGCTATCTTCGCTGGCAGAAATTATTGTAAAAACTCTATCAACTTTTCCCCTAACAAGCCTATAAATATCTTGTGCTGTTAATTGTTGAAACTTTGGATGAACCATTATTGCTTCAACATTATATCCATTTCTATGATATTCTCGTAAAAGGGAATATTTTTTTACCAAATTGAAATAATTTTCAATATCATCTGCATCTGAAAGATTCATCCAGCTTTCGACAGTATCATAACCACCATATTGATTATATCTTGAAAGTCTTGCTTCATCTTGGGACATAAACGCATTTACTTTTTCTCTTGTTACATTTTCAGAGAAATTTAAATAATAAAGCTCAAAGCTTTCGTAAAGAAACCTTGTAACTACATCTGAAAAATCATACTTTGGTCTCATGTATTCACCATAACTTAAATATAAATCTGGCTGAGAAAAACATGAGCCAACAAAAAATATTTCACTTGTTACATTTGTAAGTTCTAGCGTTTCACCCATATGTTATTCATCTTCCTTTTCGTTCATAATATCATTTATAAAATCATTTAACATATCATCATGTTCTTTTACATGATCTGGAATATTCATAACCACTTTTGTTTGCATCATTCTTTCCATTTCACTCAAAACATCATTTCTGTTTGGTGCAAATATACCTGCCTCTTTTGCCAACTTCTGTTCTTCAATGTGTTTCAAATATGATGGATATTTGCTAGAAATAATTGACATATCATAACTAATAAGGTGTGGTTTTTTAAATCTCTTACCTTGTTTTAAGTTATACTGCTCTATTTTTCTAAGCTCAGGAATTTTTCTTATCCACATATCCAGCATATGATCAGGTGGAATTGGGATTGACAAACCCTCCATTGTTCCATCAATAATTTTATCTAATTTGTTTATAACGAAAGATGGTAAAACAATAGTGTTGTATTCTGTTTGTATCCATTTTATCAAAATATTTCTATCAATAAGTTTTTTGGCATAACTTTCAGAATATGGTTTGATCTCTTCTATGAATTCTGGTATGTTTTCTAGCTTTAAAGCACCCCTCTTTTTTCCTGTCTCTTTTTCTAGTAAGCATTTTCGATGATATGGTTTTTCTCTATGCATCAGCAGTTCAGTTGTTTCCAAAACAATTTCACCCTTGCAATGCCAACATTTTAAAATAGTTTCTGTTTTAATATCATGTCCCATAACCATAAACACCATCCTTTGATGGGGATTTTCATCCCCATCTTTTTAAATTACATCCGAAACAACTCTTAAAATATGTTTAAGTGTTTCAATATCCTTTATTTCTTTGTATTCCCTTACATCAATTCCATCATCTTCAAGGGTAATTCTAACTTCTTTTTTCATTTCGTTATTTAAACCCTTGATCATTTTTCCAATATGCTTGATATAATCCTCTGGTGTTTTAAGTTTTTCTGCAAGATCAGGATTTCCAGACTTTTCTTTCTTAGAATATTCAAGACCAGAATCTATTCTTTCCTCTTCTTCTTCCCTTGCAAGTCTGGTAAACTCTTCATCACTAATCTTTTCGCTCATTGCACTTTTAATTCCATGATTAAATGTATCAATATAGTTTCTTGCAGATAGCTCAACTCTCAGTGGAACATCTGGAAATCTTGAACCAGCATCAATATATCCGTCACTTCTAAAATAAATCCACCTTGTTGCGCCTGAAATTGTTCCTTCTTCAATTTCTTTTTCAGAATATAAAACGGCAATCACATCAACATATCCAGCAAAAAATCTTTGATATTTTCCATCAAGATTTCCTGTTAACATTTGATATGCTTCACCATCTTTTTCAACAAAATCTTTTACTTTAGTATGACCAATAAAAAACAACCCATATCCTGCTTTTGTTAATCTACCAAGTTGTTTCTTCATTAGAGAAACAACCATTCTCTGACCTGCCCCCCAACCACCCAATGCTGAGTTGATTGATTCTGCCTTAGAACCCTTTCTCAAAAAATGCAATCTTAAAACTTCATCTATTGCAATTTCAACAAGTTCATCAATTGTATCCAACCCAATCATTTTATATGTAGTATCTTTTGCATTTTCGACAAGATCATCAACCGTTTTAACAAATTCACTCCAAGTATATGTTTCTTCAACAAACAAATCATCAATTAGTTTATAGCCTTCTTCATCACCAATTGATAGAAGCAAACCATATTTTGAATCACCATATTGTTCAATAATAAAATCCCTAAACAATGTTGTCTTACCAACTTTTGGTTGCCCCATAATTAAATGCTTAAAAGAACCAGCATCCTTTTTAACTTCGTTAATTTTTCCTACCATCATTGTCTCCTAAAAAAGAATTATCTAGTGGTATATATACCACTAGATAATTGAATTTCCTCTCTGGTTTACCAGTCTTCATCATCAGATTCAGTATCTGACGAACCACCCTCACCCCAAACCTCTTCACTTCCAAATTCGCTAACTGCCTTTTCGTCTTTGGTCATTGCCTCAATTGCACTTTCAATTGCTTTTTGAGTGTAATTTTCAGTATCAATAGTGCTTGGATTAGCACCAGTAACAAGAAAAATTCTTCTATATGGGGTTCGTGCCTTGGTCATTTCATTCTCTTCACCCCAAACCTCTTCACTATCTTCCTCTGAAACCTCTTCACCAACTTGGGCAGTTGTAACCCAACCATGCACTTGAATTTTTGTGTATGGTTTAAGTTTCTCCCTGAATAATTTGGCTAATTTATTGTCACGAATTACGAAAGTGTCAGTCTCAATTCCCCTGTAAGAAACAAGATGTGCTTCTACTGGAAACTCCTCACCTTCTTTATCAATTCCAAGAAAGATAATATCTTGTGTAAACCTGTGTTCTGGTTCATATTTTTCACTATCAAAATCAATATCAGAGCTAAGTAGTGAAATTTGTGTTGGAACTAATTTTTGTGTTCTCACAGTATCACCCTGCTCAGTGACAAAGTGACCAAACTCTAAATTGCCCCTAACAAATACACTCATACCATCTTCTAGGTTATCTGAAATATATTTACAAGCATCAAATTGGTGTAGATATTTCTTGTCATTTTTCCCCTCTTCATCTTTTTGAAGACCGAGAGTTAGACCGAAAATTTTATATCCAGCCTTTTTGAAAGTATGTCTCTTAGACCATTCAACATCAACAGTCTTAAACTCATCACCTTCTTTTCCACCAAACCATGCACGATCTTGCTCTGTTCCAAGAAGTGTTAGATATAAAACAGTACCATCTTCAACAACAAGACCAAAATTTACAGCCCTCCACTTCTTTCCAGAAGTGCTAGTGCCATCCTTATAGAAACCGTCACGACCTACACCAGTGACAATCCCTTTGAGTTGGAAGTTTCCTTTTGTTTCTGGTAATTCAAAATTTCTAGCCATGTTTTTTTACCTCATAATCCTTTTATTTTTTATATTTTTAAATACAATGTTTTTATTTTTTATTTTTTTGTTTTTATTTTTTTTATTATCTATTTATGTATCTTTTTGTTTTCCTCCAATTTGATTATGCCCGAAATAACCCAAGCTTATAAAAAAAAGAAAATTATTTTTTTTAAAAAAATCTTGATCAAAAAATATCATACCACAAAATTCGTTTTTTTGCAAGCCCCAATTTTATAGAATTTTTGAAAAAGTGCGTGTGAATCTCTGGTGGCTTGTCTGTCACCAATATACAAAACGATCAGGTTTTTCAACCCATATCTCACAAGAAAAATATTTTTCAGTTATAGGATAACAGATATATTTGTGTGCTTGTATTTCACCATTAGTATTATAATAAATAAGATGTGAGTTTGTTATTGAAAACTTTATTATCATTGGTTCTTTATCTGCAAATGAACATGAAACATTACTTGGAAGTTTATCAAGAATAATATCACCAATAACATAACCCTCATAATTTTCAAAACATTTTGGAGAAATTCCATCTGTAGAAATAAACAAAGAAACAAACAATAGCAAGATAAAAATAAATAAAATTCTTTGTTTCATTTTCTCACCAATGATTTGACAACAAATTTTTCATAAAAATAATCAAACACACTTCCAAATATAATTTTCAAATATGGGTTTGTTATAAACAAAATGAAAAATAAAAGTGTAATTTTATTCAACACTTTCCTCCCTTTCTTTAATTCTTATCATAAGAACACAGGTGATAATTGTGGTCATGCTTATCCCAAGAATTAATCCAATCATACCAACGCAATTTAGATCACACATTTTCGTCTTCCTTTGGTTCTTCAATATCGTCATAATCATATAAAGATGTAGCAACTCTCTCAGATGGTCTTATCCCACCACCAAATATGGTAAGCGTAACCAGAGCAGTAATTATCAAAGAGAATATGCAATAAAAAATAAGCTTTTCCATTTTTACCTCCTAGATAAAAGTCCTCTAATAAAATAGAGGACTTTTTATATTACCTATGATTTCTTGAACAAACCCAATCTTCGCCATTCCATTTGTGGACAGTCATGATTTTACACCAATCACACCACAAAACTTCATATTCATTTCTAAACCAGCATAAAAGTCTTAGCATTATCACGACCTCCTTATAATCTCACAAGGCACTTCCCACTGGACTCGAACCAGTAACCTACGGATTAGAAGTCCGTTGCTCTATCCATTGAGCTAGGGAAGCATTTTATTACATTTTTTATACTATAACAAGCCAACCACGTAAACTTGCCCAAGATACCAACAACAACATGCCAAAAATAAATGGAATTGCTTTGAACAAAAGTTTTGACACAAAATTCTTTGATGGTTCTACCACAAAACTGAAAACAACAAAAAACAATCCAGCATAAAGTGCAACAAGTTCGCTAAACATTTTTATCTCCTTTGGTTTTGTATTTCATTTTGTTTTGAAAACTTTCAGGGAATGACAACCCCACAAGCCATTACATGAGGATAGGATTTTTTCTAACCCAAGTATCCAGTTGTCTGTTCCTCTCAGTACCCTACAGAACCATCCTTGGGAGATAGTTTTTATCTGCTTTCTCTCCTAAGAGTTAGGTGGCTAACCTATCATTCCCTGAAAATCTTCAAAATTTTGTTGGAACTGGTGAGGCAGGTTATTGTATTTCCTGCATGGTGTTTTAGTTACCGTCTAGTCTTCTACCTTTTAGTGGCTTTACAAAGACCATTCACCAACCATGATAGCACGTTCCAACATCTACCGATAATTTACCAATAATTTTATATCTTGGGTGTAGGAGTCGTTCTACTGATCTGGTGCTTCCAGATTTTTGCCTTCACGTAGTAGTCTTGCAAAGGACTTGCTAGCCTTACTAACTGGTGAGACAGATTACGTTTCTAACTCACAGTGGTTTGCAAAACTACCCTTCTTCCCTACTTTACTGGCTAGTCAACCCAAGTTATGTTCCTTGGCAAATAACATGGAAGAGGTTTTATAACTCTTCTTGTTTCCTTTATACGAAACTTGACGGTTGCTGGAAATCCAACCAACCCATGCTATTTGTTTTTTTATCAGATATATTGCATCTGAATGGTTATTAAAGTTCTGTGGAGTTGAGGGGGATTGAACCCCTGTCCAAATCACAAGTTCACGATTATTTTCAGTGTCTTCACCAAGGGCATTTTCACCTACTGATAATCCCTGTGACCTGTCGAAACCGATCAACCCCATTTTTATAATTGACTTTTATGCCCCTTGGAAGATAGTCTCCCCATCTTCACCAGTGTACCTCTGGTATCCATCTGATTAGGTGATACTCCCATCCTTCCTCGGATGTATCCTCTCACCTAGTAGAGCGACCCACCCTACACCAGTGTACAGCCAGTATCAGATATTTAGATCAAGAGGCGTAAAAGCCAATTATATTTTTTGTAAAAGTCCAACTTTCCTATTTATTATACCTTGATTTTATTTTCAAGTCAAGGGAATTCATCAAGTTCCCACCTGCAATTCCCTTGACTTTCAACAAACCAACCAAACCAAAAGGATAACTATGAATATTATAACAGATTTTTTTTATTTGTCAAGAAATTGGTCAGTCTATTTTCGAGCATTTTGCATTCTATGAATAACCCTGCCAATAGAATTTCCAACTTTTGCAGTTTCAATAAGATAAGAAACCTCACTCCAAGTAACATTTTCTATGGTGTAATACTTATCAAGATTAATCATGTGTTCATCATTATAACCTTCTCGCTTTGTGTAAACAATCAAAGCTTCATTCAAACTGTCATACTGAAACCCTGCAACCCAACTTGAATGTCGAGTAACCACAATAGTTGTAACACCACCAAAGATCATTTCAACAATATTTTTTGACAGTTCCCTAATTCCATTTTCAGCAGTGCTGTTAACAATTTCTGTAATACCATTTACAACTTTATTGGTTAGCAGTGGAAGATATTCTCCCTTTTTAATATCCAAAACACCTACTGGATTTCCATCTTCATCATAAACAATTTGATTTTTCATTTAATTAATCTCCTATTTAAGTTATTGTTTATCTTAGTGATGATTCTATCATAGGTTATATTTATTGTCAAGTAATTCAAGCCTTCTTTTTTCAATCAAACCTTTTGACAATGGTAACAATGTTTCATCTGCCTCTTCTGCAAGCTCTAATACATCTTTAACTTTTACTAATGAAATCATACTCAAAAATCCCAAAATATATCCAACATCATGACTAGCATTTCTCATTGTTTTGATAATTTCCTGAAAACGATATTCTTGATTTACCCCTGATTCATTAAGATAATATTCATAAACCATATCTCTCAAAATAGAAAAAATATATTTAATACAATATTCTCTTTCCAAATCATTGTCAATTACCTGATCAGGAACAACATAAAATCTTTTATAAATTGTAATGAGATCACCAATAACATCATTTGATTTTTCATAATGATATTTTGCATACAACATAAAGTGTGTGTCAGACTTGCTGACCTTCTTTAAATTATTCACATCCTCTCTTTTCATAACCTCTTCTGTTTTCATTTTATATTCCTTAATAAAACACTTCTTTTATTTAGATAATTCTACAGCAAAAGTTCCAACCATAACAACAATCATTAGAATTGCAAACCAGTCAAGATACTCAAGTTCAATTCCAAAACCCTCTTCGTCATTTTTATAAATTCTCATGTTCCATTCCCTCACTTGTCGCATGACTTCTGGCATTTTTCCAATTATTAATTACAACTTCAAGCTCTTCTAAATCTGTACTCCCACCAACATACAACCTTTGCAACACTCTAATTGCATCATCACCCCTTGCAACCAACAATTCAGCAACAGAGCCATCACAACCACAAAACTCTCCAACCTCTCTGGTTGTCTCACAATATTTACAATCATAATAATTTTTCTCGATCATTTTTTTACCCATTGTCCCAAGAATCAGAGAAAACCACAAGTCCCTCAACATATTGAACCAATTCAACCGCAAACATATCTTCAATATTTGAAACATCCAAACCAAGTTTTTCAGCCAATGCTTCTGTTGCCATTCCAATAGCATCTTTTTCGCTTACAGTAAAATCTTTTGGAATTACAACCCTATGCGAAGAACCCTTTGTGCTATTTCCCATTGTAAAAACAACAATTACATTTTCCATTTTCGATCTCCTTATCTAAACCTAAATGTTTCTAGTTTTCCTGTTTTATGATTTAATTTCAAACCATATCCAGCTTTCAAAGCCATCATCCTATCCCACATTTTTTTTCGAGCATCCTCAAGTGTTTGAGGATGCTCTAGGTCTCCACCAAAAAACTCAAGTATTGTTTTTGGTTTTTTGATTGTGATTTTGTTTTTATACTTACTTCCCATTGTTGAAATTCCCAAACTTGCTCTCAAGAGCATTGTCCATAGTTGAGTGCAAAACCTGTGCATAGCGCAATGTTGTGTTGATTGATGCATGTCCCATAAGTTGTTGCACAACAGCAATGTCTGTTCCATTATTCAATACAGCAGTTGCAAAGTATCTTCGAGTTGAGTGTGGTGTGATCTTAGAAAGACGTTCTTCTTCAACACCAGCATTCTTAGCAATTCTCTTGATTCGATAACGAATTGCATTTGTAGTTACCTGATCACCACCCCTGCGTGATGGGAAAAGATATTCATCTTTATTCTCTGAAAGATGTGCATTCAAAAGATCAACTACCCAACTCTGCAATGCAACCCAACGCTCCTTGTCACCTTTTCCATGAACAAGAATTCTATTTTCACGAACATCACTAACTTTTGCCAGAACTAATTCATTTACTCGCATTCCAGTTGTGATCATCATTGCAACCATGAGTTTTTCCTGAGTGTTATCACAAGCATTCAACATTGCAATAACCTCTTCATCTGTCAAAATCAATGGAACTCTCTTTGATTCTTTCAAACTTTTAATTCGTGATACAGGATTGGTTTCAATGTAATCCATGTCAACCATCCAGTTTAGAAATGCCTTCACTGGTCTCATTCTCGCATTTACAGTGGATGGTTTTCCATTAATTGAATTTCGATATTCTACAATTTCGCTTTTGGAAATATTTACAATATCTTCCACAGTGTTGATTCCAAAGTGGTTCAAGAAAGGTTCAATTCCAGCAGAGTATGATGCAATAGTGTGTTCGCTTTTTCCTTCTGCTTTCAAATTGTTGATATACTCAGTGTATTTGTTGAACATTTTGAACTCCTTGTTTTTTGATTATGACTAATTATAATCTTAAATAAAATATTTGTCAAGGGTCAATTTCGTCTTCTTTTGAAACAACTTCTAAAATATCAATATAATACAGGTCTCCATTGTCACTATCTTCATCAGCAATCATTGGAAGATCAAACTCTTCCTCACCATGATTATTAACTATGTATGGTGCTGAAAATGTTGCATGTGGCATTCCGTTTTTGTAGATCAATCCATACATTATTACTTTATTCATTTTCAAACAAGATCAATATGATTTCCAATATCCCAATTTTGAACACCAAAGGGAATCATAAATGTTGTATATCCAGCCTCACGCAACTTCTTAAACATTTCCTGTGATGCTGGTATATTCCAAGAGTGTACTGTAACAACCTTGACAACATCAGAATAAATGTGATTGTTCTCGCATAAAAACCTAACAACTTCCATGCCACAATCTTCTCGACTTGAGTCAACATACACTTCACCACCGAGATCATGGTCTAAATGAACTACATCATATGAAAGTCTTGTTTTCAAAAATTCAATTGCAATAGATGCTGTCTTCGCAATTGATAAGACCTCAACATTTTTATACAATTGCTGTGCTTTGAAAATTCTTTCATCATTGTCTTCTAAAAATAAAATCTTCATTTTATTATCCCATTGCCCAAAAATACAAACCTGCAATTATTCCAACTATTAAAAGAACACCAATTGTAATTACTACAGCCTTAATTAATTTTTCAGTTATCACTACCATTATTTTACCACCTTTTTCATCCAGTTTGACCAAAACTTTCTAGTAACAACATACTCCCCAAAACGAACCCCAAGAACAATCCCAATAACATAACCAATCATTCCAATTACAACCCTCATTCTACAATCTCACTTTCTCGATCAATCCAGATTAGTCTGCAAAAATCAAACTCCCATGTTTCTTCACAAAATATATCAAGGGTCTCTAAATCCTTTGTGCATGTTGGTTCATAATCTGTAGTGCAAACCAAATGTAATAAATCCCCACCTTTGCCCATTGTTGCTTTTCTATCAGTTGTTTTTACAATGAATATTGGATTATCAACCTCATTCAAGATATTGGAAACCCACTGTGGTTCTGGTTCAACTTCTACCAAAATACCACGAACCATTCCTTTACCATCTTCCCAAATCGAACTACTAAAATTTCCAGTTCCATTAATGAAAACACCACCACTCTCACCCCTCAAGCTTGAATACTGATCACCAGACTCAACAAGCATATAAACATGATACAATTGTGTATCCTGCACCTTGTTTACAACCAACCCATTATCAGTTGTTTGCGTATCTGGCATACAACCAACCAATAACAATGAAATTAAAACTAACACCACCAAAAATAAAACGCTTTGTTTTTTAAACATCACTATCTCCCATAGATTCAAATTTTTCTAAATCATCCATTGCCTTATTTGCAAGCTGATCTGCAATCTCATTCCCTTCTATTTCGGAATGACCCTTACATAATTCAAACTTAATGTTTTCAAATTGTAATTTAAGTGATAATAGCTCCTTCCATAATTTCATATTTTTTACTGGTGATTTTGACTTTGTTTTCCATCCTCTTTCAATCCAGCCATAAATCCAATTTGTTATTCCACTATAAACATAATTACTATCTACAATTATAATTGTTTCTCGTTTTTTATTTCCTAAAAATTTTAATGCTTCAATAACTGCTATTAATTCCATTTCATTATTTGTGGTATTTTTTTTAGAACCATTCATTTTATGTTCACGAAATTGACCACGTTTCAAATACACACCCCAACCACCAACATTTTCTTTATTTTGATTTCCTCTACAACCACCATCACAGTAAACATAAACAGTACCTATCGAATCCTGATCTATTGATTTAGCCATATCTTATTTGATTGCCTCAAGGAGAATCAAATCTAATCGTGAAATGTCAAGACCAGCAAGCTTCATACCAACAAACAGTGGGTGAAGAAACCAAGCAGTGAAAAAACCAACCACTGTTTCCCAAAAACTATCATTTTGCCATAGCATGTAAATACGATCTTCCCACAAATATCCAACAGAAAACAAAAACAAAATAAAATTTATTTGGGCATATGTTAGAACACTTTTTGACTTAATATCTTTCAATATTTTTGAAATACATTCTATTTTATCATCAACATATTTTTTAGTTTCTTCATCCATTTTAATGACCTGCCCTTTCCAATAAATCTACAACATCATCCAAGAATTTTAAAACATCTTCATCTTTTAAACTGCCCTTGTATTGAATATTTAATATAGTAATTCCATTGACACAAGAAACATACATATTGTCACCAAACTGACGTTCTGGATAATATTGAAAAAGAACCTTTGCTCCTTTTTTAGTATTTCTATCTGCAATTATTTTCATTTCCTAACCTCTATATTGATTAGTGAATAATAAAGATCAGCAAGCTTTTTTCGATCAGGTGCTTTTGGAAGATCAGATACATCATGCCATTCCTGAAACTGATTGTCAAAATCTTTAGCCATTTCAAGAACTTCCTCATATGTATACTTTCCCTCTTTTACTGCCAAGACGAACTCTGCCTCTGGAAGAGGAAATGTTATCTTACCTTCCAGTAAAAGCTCTCTACCTTCCAACATCAATCTAAAAAGATGTGATGCCATTTTTGTATCATAACCAAATTTTTCCTCAAGTGCTTTTCGCTCTGGATTTCTTCCATTGAACCAAGACATATAGTTATCCCAAACCTCTTTTGCCTTGGCATACCCAAATTCTTTTCTTGCCTCAGTTGCATACTCTTCATTTAGATACTCAAGTCTCAAATCACCACTGGCAACCAATTCAGCAAATTTTGTGCTGACACTTCTATGCCCCATAAGACCAAACTCTTCTCTTGTTGGTTTGTGATCTGGTGGGTTTGTAAACCATACCCTGTGAGACTGAATTGATTTCAACTGGCTGAATGCATATCCAGTAAATGTATACTTTGCTTTCTTGCTCAGGAACAAGTGTTTGTTCTGCAAGATTAAATTCCAATGTGGTGTTTTAAATAGGATGTGTGATTGTGGAACAAACAAAAGCTCAACAATATTTGGGTTTGCATCAGCACAAAGTTTGAAGAACTTTCCAAGTGCATATAATGTTCTATCTTCCTCTTCAAAACCCTTGTCTTTCTGCTCAAAGCTTTCAAAAGGATTTAAAAGAACTTCCATTGGTGGAATCACAACACCCCGATAATCAAAATCAGAATTGGGTTTGTTCAACCCATACAAACGACTACCAGATATACATTCAAAAATCTTATGTTTTTCTACATCAAAATTTCCCATATTACCATCCTTACTAAACTCAATTACCAATCATTTTACCATGACATTAAGTTTTAATCAAGGGTAAAACAAGATTAATTTCAGGGTTAATTAGAGTTGAATTGTATTGATATATCTGCCAAACGTCTTTTGCAAATATGAGTTGTTACAACATATCCCAAATTCTCATAATGAGCTTTTATAAATTTAACATCATCATTATAAGTTGTGCCAAAATTCAAACCAAACTGAGAATAAACTTTTCCACTTCTTGCTTTTATTTTTTCTATTTCCTTATCTGCAATTTGAATAAACTCTTCTTTAGTCCACATTTTTAAATCCAATCGTATCTCTAACATCTAATCCATCAAGGTCATAACCTGTTGCATCCCAACCAACATCCCGTTCTCTGGCAAAAATTTCAATTCTTGGAAGATCACCACACAACTGTACAATTCTATCTCTAGCTGTTTGTGGTTTTTTACTATGTCTCATTACCCTGTCGTCAAGAACCTGATGTACAGAACGTGAAACTCTTTTTGGACTTCCAACTGTTGCCAACAAACATAACTCTGCATTTGCTCTAGTCCAATAACCTGTTCCCCAAAACCAACTATCTGCAATTTTGTTTCTCTTCACCCAAGTAAATGCATTTGTTTTATATTCAAACCCCCATTTTTCTATTGCCATCAAGCCTTCTTTTAAAAGTGGGAATGTTACCCAAGTAAATAAAACACAATCTGGCTTTGCAATTCTTTTTAAATCTAATTGGTAAATTTCTTCGATGGTCATTGTTGGATAATGGTTTTCTGCTGATTTTTTTTCCTTACCTTTTGGAGAGTATGTTTTAAATTTCCAAGGTGGGTCAATATAAATTATATTGTATTTATTATCTTTAACTAAATTCAACTTCTCTTGTGTATTCTCTTGTGGTTTCATTTCTTAGTCCCAATGCAATTTCGACAACAATCTGCCAGTAATCATCCCAATTTTTTGTTTGTAAAACATCATCATTACAAACTAAATCTCTTAGCATGTTTCTAACTTTTACCCCAAAGTGATAATGAAAATCTGGTCTTGTCCACCAAACACCACCATATTTTTCAAAATTTTCTACAACCTCACACCTTGTCTCTTCATCAATGTTTTGTCTAATGAGCATTATAGATGGCGCAACAACATCCTCTGGCAATTCTTTTGCTCTTTCATTAAGATAGTCTATGACCATCTTCCTTTTCCTTTTAAGCTCAACACCTTCCCAATCTTCTAATATCTTTTCAATAATCATTCCTGCTCTTCCATTTCTGTATCTTGTTTTTTTTGTTTCCTAATGCTTTCCATGTGAAATGATTTTTTCAAAATCTTCATAAACTTCGATCTGTTTCCAGCAAATTTTTTTACATATGACATTGCAAGACCAATCTCTTCTGAAAACTCTTCTCCATCTGTACATTTTACAGATGTTTTATCACCATCACTCCAATAAACAACAGTAACAAGATTATTATAGAAAATAACTTTTACTGGCACTGGATTAGAGATCACTGGTGAAAAACTAATGGTTGTTGTTTCAACTGGAAAATATGGAACTGGTTCTGGTGGATTACAACTTGGTTGCCAATACCATGCGCCACTTGTATTATCATCTGTAAAATAATTCATATTTTCACTATTACTATCACCTTTATTCATTTTTACTACCTTCCTCTCCTTTATAAATCTCATGTTTCTTCTTCTTGTATTCGGCAATTACTTTTTGTAAAAGATCAAGATATTGAATGCCTCTTTCACTTTCAATACCCGATCTCTCAACTGCTTCTATAAATTGAATTGCCATAGATGCTACTACGCTTCTCTCCATAAGATCAGCATACACCTTCTCAACCTTACTTTTGTCAAAATTTTTAAAACTATATTCTTTTTCTTCATCCATTTTAATTACCTGCCTTGAAATTGTATAATGGTTTGATGTGTGCGACAACATCAACTGTATCACTAATGTTTCTCAACAAGTAATCCATTGGCTTGTATGCAAATGCGCTTTCGTCAATTGTATCCTCCCCAACAGAAGTTGTATAAATTCCATCC